GATGGGATATTTATTCCCAGGGTGAAGTAGCCCGAGTAGGAAAGCTTAACTTTGTCCATGGAGATGTGGTTCTACGACAAGCAAGTACCGTCAATCCCGCCCGTACCTTACTGGGTGCCTATCACCGTAATATCCGTGCCGGACATATTCACTCTTATAGTGCAGCGGTTCAAAAGACGGCTGTGGATAGTCAGGATTGGCATTCAGCTATTGTGGTTCCTAGTCTTAGCGTTATTGAACCTTTCTGGGTTAAGAATAGGCCCGTGAATTTTGTTAATGGCTTCCTATATGGTTATGTGTACCCGGATGGTTCCTTTACAGATCAGGTGGTATTGATTAATAAGAATCAGTTTACTTTGGGCGGTAAGAAATATGAGTAAGACAATACTTAAACATTCGGTAGGAGTCCATGTAACGGATAGAGGGCCATATATCGTTACTTACACGGGTAAGAAGTTTTTTCCCATGTCCATTCGAGCGGGGGATATTTGTATTGAAGATATCGCTCATGCCTTAAGTAACCAGTGTCGCTTTGCCGGTCATACAGAATGGTTTTATAGTGTCGCACAGCATAGTATTCTGGTGTCAATGGTTCTTAGTGGGATGCTTAAGAAGCCGGAATTAGCGCTTAAGGGCCTCCTGCATGACGCTAGCGAAGCCTACTTAGTAGACGTACCTCGACCCATTAAGCGTATGGCCGATTTTACCGTATACCGGAGCATTGAAAAGGCTCTTACCGGAGTCATATATTCCAAGTACGGTATTGGTAATACGAGTCAGGAAGATATCGAAGAAGCGGATAATTTGTTACTTGCCACGGAAGCTAGGGATCTTATGAGTAATCCTCAGTGGGCCAATGAAATGCCTAAGTTACGGATTAAGATTCCCCGTTGGACGCCGGAACATGCAGAGAAGATGTATCTAAAGAAATTTAAGGAACTTTATGTCTAAAACCCTAAGAGAAGTATATTTCGAAACTTTCACCCAGAATTGCCTGGACAGTGTGGCCCTTACCAAGCGTAAGAATGAAGGGTACACGGCAGGGAGTAATGATCCCTACCAGAATTTTAGATTTGCCGCACAGTTAGCGAGTCTTCCCGGTAAGGAACCTGTTACCGTGGAGCAGACTATCCTTAGTCGAATGGCAGATAAATTGTCTCGACTTAAAAGCCTTATAGTGCATCCTGAGTTTTCAACAAATGATGAAAGTGTCATGGATACTGTAAAGGATCTATTCGTCTATACAAATATCCTTCTTACGTACTTGCAACTTGGACAGCCGGGGCCGGATACTGAGTATCGAGAAGAGGAAACACAAGAAGCTATAGCTAAATCTACTAATCCTATTTCAGCAGCGGCAAATGCTCTTGCATCTTCTCCATTAGCAAAACTTTTTAATTGGCCTAGTGCTAAGGTAGCAGCCGGTAGCAAATAGTAGCACTGGAGAGCTTTGAGTGGATAAAGTTCTTAAAGCTATAGGTGTAGATGAATTACTACGTAAAGAATTTCCAAAAGATTATTCTTGGATTGAACCCGCTGTGCTAACAAAAGGCGGAACATTAGCTTTAGGTGGTCAAGCGAAGGTAGGAAAGTCTTTCGTGTGTTTGGAACTTTGCAGGGCATTGGCGTGTGGAAAACCCCTATTTGGTAACCCCGACTTCATAGTTCCTTCACAGTGTAAAGTACTTTATATTGACGCCGAGATGGGTGAAAGGACGGATCAGGATAGGATAAAGAAGATTTTCGGGATGGAGTTCTTAGAAGAATATAAAGACTATCTATCCATACTGCCGAAGGAAATTGGCATACAGTTGAATACCAGGGAAGGAATAGAGACGTTAAAGGCTTATATCCGGGGAGAGAAGCCGGATGTACTAGTACTGGACCCTATTACCTTCCTGTATCACAAAGACGAGAATCAGGCGTACGAGATTAATAAGCTGTTTTTCATACTAGCAGAGTTGAAGAAGTTTGGTGGGCCGGATATGTCGATTATATTTACTCACCATTTTGGAAAACCGCCTTGGCAGAAACAGATACTACGGGACTATGACCCCTTAAGTGAGTATAACTTCCGAGGTAGTAGTAAATGGAAGGATGGGGCCGATACTCTTATTACCATGCAGCGGGAAAAGGAATTATCGGATACTTCTTGGCAAATTAAGATGCGGTTCCTGTCTCGTCATGCGGCTAGTTATCCAGAGGGATATGCTATTTTTAACGAAGACGGAGACCTAAGGGTTAAGTGGTATCATACATGTCACAAGTTACCCAAGTTGAAGAGGGTTAAGGCGGAAGGCACAGTAAAGACAGAGAAGCAGGGTATTATACGTTTCTCAGATGTGTTTGCGGAAGCGACAAAGGATGATTAAATGGGACTTTTTGGAAAACAATATTACTTTTGCCCCAATTGTGGTGATTGTTTTTACGATACTAAAGTAACTAGTCAGTACGTTTCCCCTTTACTATGTTCGGATGAATGTCGAAAAGAGTGGGAAATTAAATATGCTAGGTCGATTCTAGGTAAAGATGGTCTTAAAGATGAAGCTTAAAGATCCCTTTATTATCGGCGTCTTACAGTTTTTAAACTGGGGACTATGTACGATTTCCTGTAGAGCCACGTCACAGGCTAATATCATGGCTTGTATCATGACAGATACCCTACTTACGTCGTTTAACTTCTTTCTATACCGTAAGATTGCTAAAGGGGCCGACGAAGGGGCTTTTATACCGTGGCTGTTTTATACGATAGGGGGATTGTGTGGAACGGTGGTAGGGATACTACTTTCCATTAAGATACTTGGACGTTAACCGCTACTTATCCTCCACCCTATGGTATAATACTAGTAGACCAAGCGATAGAGGGAACCAAGCAGCGGAGTAATCCGTGTAGCTATGGTTCCTTTTATTGTAGCCCGAACTTTAAACGCTAAGTTATTGATTTTAAAGAAGTTATTTTTTGAAGAGGGGCAAGGGCGGGAAACTATGACGCCGGTATTCTTCATATTCTTGTCCGAAAGCTTTAAGCAGTACTTGTTCTTCTTTGCAGGCCCTTACTATCTGTATAGGTATCCCAATGAATAGGATAAAAAGAAAAAAGTACCACCAGCCAAACATAGCCGCTATCGCTAACCACATAGACATACCGTAAACATACACGGGATGCCTTATATATTTAAAAGGACCGCCCTTAATAAAAGCCCTAGGCACTCTAGGTTTCCATAAATTAGCTTCAACAAAACGTAAACACATATACGCTTCTGTCGTTTTCTGTCTACAATGTAAGATAAATAACAGTTCTAAGAAATGGACAAGGGAGGGCATTTATTTCCTATAACCTTCGCGTTCCTTATGTCTCCAGTCACGGAAACCGATAAGTTTTACGTATGGACACCACGAAGCATGTTTTCCGGTTCCAAAAACGCATAACTCACAACATTTCGAAGGGTCAGGTTCATATTGGCGAGAAACTATCTTAGGTCCATTGTTCATAGTAAACGATATCGTTCTTTTTATCGACGTGGGTAAATCGAAACTCTACGGAGTGTACTGCTTCAAATACATCATTCTCTAAATCGTAATTAAAATGAAAGGGATACATTTCGGCAAACCTATAAGTCGGAGGCGGAAATAAACCTCTAAACTGTAATCGCTTTTCAAAACCCTTATTGTCTTTGAAAACAAGTACGTAGAGTTTATCTTTTGTATCGGCCATAAATGAAACAGAAAGGAAAGCGAAGCCTCGGCTCCCATTCTTTCCCTTCTGTCCCTAGCGTTCACTAGCTAGTGTAACATAGGTTTACTCATTTGTCAAGTCATTATTTGAAGTCTTACCACTACCTACCAGTACTCGACTCAACATAGGTATTTTAAACATGGTCTTCATGTCCCCGCCTGTTTGTGCCCAGTTATGAAAGGCTTGGGCGAATTGGGGGTTACTAATGTACTTATCAATAAGGGGTATGTATCCCTGGAACACAGCCTGAGCGCCCTTACTTGCCACCCCTGCCAAAGCCGCAGAACCCATAGCAGCCGGGTAGGAAGTATGTAGTCCGTAATGCAGCGCCGCATATGTAGCACCCATAGGAGTAAAGTACCAACCCGCTAGGTGTCCAAAACCAGTACTCTTCTTCGCCGTATCTTTAACATCCTGCAAGGTCTTAAAGTCCTGTAACAACTGATCCACTTGCTTAGTAGTTTCTTGGCCTTCTCGTCCCCCGCCAAAAATCGATATCAACTTATTTCGGTTAAACGGCCCATCTCCAGCCGTAATCTTCCCAATATTACTAAGCTGTTTCGTTTGAGGATCATAGGCCCGCGCCATCATCTCGGTAAGAAATGCGTCACGAGTCGTTTTAATCATTTGATCCCCGTTCTTCTGGTTACCTAAGTATTTGAAAAGACGGTCAATGTTATCGGAGTCACCGTTAATCAGATTCCCGACTAGTTGCTTGGGGCCAAACACACCGTCTTTATCCGGCGTCAGTAAACCCTTAAGATTCGAATTTTCAATAATTTCCGTATTAACCGCAGACCGGATAGTATCGGAAACTTTATTAAGCCTTTGAGTAGCCGCTAATGCTGGATCGTAAAGATTGTTAACGTGCTGTTCTGCCGCCTGACGGACTTTATCCGCCATCTGGTCAAACATTTGCCCCCGGTTCTTATCAATTTCTTCTTGTATCTGTTTTAACTGTGCGTTCTTATAACTTGCATCTTTCCAAGGTCCGCCTTCTTGGTTCGATATATCATCATACTGTTGCTGAAGATTCTTGATTGCCTTAACTTGTGGGTTATCAACATCCTGTCCTTCGACAACTTTCGCATAACCTGCCCGTAGTTTATTATTTTCGGCAAGACTTTTGGCCTTCTGCAAGTCATCCTGTGCAAAAGACCCTTGGGGAGCCGTAAGCTTAAGTAATCTCTCGGCTTCTAGCTTTTGATTATTCTCCGCAAACATCTTAGCGGCTTGTTGTGTTTGGGCAAACTTCTGCTGTTGTAGAAAACCAGCCTCCGGTACCGCCTGCTGCACTTTTTGGGCTTCCTGAGCAGCTTGAGCCTCAAAGCCCGTACTTGGAACATTAGGACCCATTACGCCCTGAATATTACCCCGTAGATTAGCCCTGTCTGCTACACTTCCGCCCATACCCGGTACCAATGCGGCCAAGGCATCAGACATAAGCCTGCTAGCCCCTTCATTAGCTCCTTGCCCCAGTGCGTCCTGTATCTTATTCTGTGTTTCGTTAATACCTAACCCTGTAGCCGCCCGAGCTAAGAACCTACTTACCGGACTTTTAATAGCCGTATATGCTTGTGACGCCTTATTAGCCAACCCCATCCCAAACACATTAGCGGCATTCATTACAGCCCCGCCAAGATCATGAGGAGCACTTCCAGCCAGCATAGCCCCGGTTCCTAAAGCCGCTCCAATGGGTGCTCCGCCAAGGGCCATAGCCGCCCCACCAGCAACTCCATACGGTAGGTCATGTTTGACAAAATCATAGAACTTATCGGGGTCCTGATTCATTGCAATGTTATATGGAGCCGCCCCCATACCACTACCCGCAGCCCCTAACAACATGGGCATAATGGACTTATTCTGTATAGACTCCTGTTTCATACTTTGTACAACTTGGACCTGTTTTTGCGTAGGTATCTTGTCCCATTCGCTACGGGGTATGGTACTGCCGTCAGGAAGTTGTACTAGTTGATCGTCAGGCATTATTTAATATTTCTAGCTTTCAATAAGTCTTCAGCTTTAACATAGTTCTTACTCGCACCCTTAGCCCCTGTCCCACCTACGTCTGGGGGACCGACTTCTTTACCATAAATACTCTTATAAGCATCGGGATGGAAAGCTCTTACCACGTTTTCAGTAGTCCAATTTCTAACCGGCCCCGTAGCCTTAAGTTCTTGATTATGCTGCAACTGTTGGTTAAAAGTATCTTCATACTCATAAATCTTACCGGCCAGAGTCTTTTTACCCTGAGCCAAGTTATCCAACGCCTTACCAATATCTTCAACAAACTGCGTACTTCGGAAACCCTGCACAGCCGCGTGATGAGCACCCAAAATCTGAGCCGCTTGAGCAAACCGTTCGAATTTATCAGCCGGGACATTACTCCAGGATGTAGGATCAGCGTACTTGGTAGTAAGTTTCGTCCACATACCTTTTAAGTTACCCAGATCGCTAGGAGAGAAGTCTTTAAGCAACCCGTACATCTCCTGAGCCTTAGCCGCACCTTTAAGAGCCGCGTCGTTCTTAGTCTGTACACCGGCCTGTACCTTCGCACCAATAGGAGCCGAATGAATATAAGCCGCTAAACGAGGATCAGTACCCGGAGGAAGATCATCCTTGAAAGTCAAACCGACTGGGGCAACGGGCTTACCTTGATAAGCGGAACTAATATCCGTATAATACTTTTGAATATCATCCCGGTATTTATCGGGCTTACCAGTTACAGGATCAATAGCAGGAGTTTTAGGAGCCTGTTCACCACCACCCTGCGTAGCATTCACCCCTGGACCCTGACTTTGAGCCGCACCTTGTCCACCAGTCATATAGTTCGGTAAAGTTCTCTTATCAGCCGCCATTGGTCCACGATCAGTTTGAACCACGGTAATATTCTTAGCACCCAAAGCTTGATTACGGATATCCATTTGCTGCTTAATCTGTTTAGCCGTATCAAAATCGCCCTTGGCTACAGCCCGGTTAATGGCATTAATATCCTGTAAGTCCCTGTCACCCTTAGTCGTAGATAGACCTTCATTACTCTGCACCTGTCCCACAGTACGAGCCTTTGTATATTCGTCTTCATCGGCCAGTAAGTCATGATGAATTTTAAGCATTTCAACTTGAGCTTCTGGTTGACCCGCAGCTAGTTTACGTTCTGCATCTTCATATCGGGCAATATAGACCATTTTTTTAGCATTATCCAAATTACCCTGTTGCTCATATAACTTCGACCGAACATCTGTAGCAGCCTGCCGAGTCAAGTTACTTGTAGCATTATTGGTCAAACTTGTCATATCCCGTAGTGCCCAAGTTCGCATTTGGTTATTATATTGAACTTCCTTGGCAATGGGATTAATTTCGGATTGATATTCCTGTAACGCCTGATGCTGTGCTCGATCCCTAGCCGGTACGTAGTTTTCCTTCTGAGCCATCGCACGGCCCATCTCACTTAACACGGCTAAAGGATACTTCTTCCAATCAATTTTATCCTTATACTGTGGTTCCTGTCCCTCTGGCATAGGTCCGACAGGTACAACGGGTACTTTCTTAATACCCATCATACTATTATAGATATCGTGTGCCCGCTGTTCGACCGTATATTGTGACCGCTTTTGAAATTCCAACTCCGCAGCCGAAGGTTTATTAATCTCTTGTAATTGTTTACTCAAATTCTGGAACATATTTGTATATGTATCCAGGAAAGATTGATTACCTGTCAAACCACCAGCCGCACCACCTGTACCACCAGGAATAGTCGGAGGAAGCCCACCTGCCTGTGAACTCTGTAGCGCCTGCATAACAAGAGGATTGACAGATTGATCGGGCGCACCTGGAGCCTGTTGTGTACTACCCTGTGGCAAAGCACTAAGAATGTCGTTAATATCTGGCATATTTTTAAGCGAAACTTAAAGCAGCACCGGCAAGTTGCATAAGAGATCCAAGCAGAGGATTGCCACCACCGGCCTGACTTGCACCACCACCAAACAAGTTAGCTTCACTACCAAGCGAACTTCCAAGCAAGCTTTCACCCTGACCACTAATACCCACAAGCGGATTGAAGTAGTTATTCAGCAAAGAACTATACACGTTACCCGCATTAATACCGCTATTCATCGCACCCTGTATCGCATTCGTAAGCGCCCCATACTGTCCAAGACCCAATTGGCCCTGTTGGTTATACATACCCGCGTTAGTGCCAAAGAGACTATTAAGCAAATTACCCGTTCCCTGTGTCATGGAGTTTTGCAGATTACCCATACCAAGTTGATATTGGTTCTGGTTCTGCATAATATTACCCAACGCGCCAATTCCACCTAGTTGCCCCTGTTGAAGCATACTAGCCAGATTACTACCGGCACCCAACATACCCAACTGATTACCCATCCCTCCCGTTCCATAAGACACGTAGGGAGACATATAATTAGCAGCCGCGTTAGTAAGAGACGGAACTTCATTTAATCCTGTCCCAAATAAGTTATTAGCCAACTGTCCGCTACCCTGTACCAATCCGCCACTCGTACCTAGAAGGGCATTTTGTAAACTACCGGCCCCTTGAGCTAAGTTAATACCCTGACCCTGTTGAGTCAAGTTCAACCCCTGCTGTTGCTGGAGGGCATTATTAACCGCTCCACTAATTCCCGTAGCAGCTTGATTGTAAAAATCCGCCATCCCTTGATTCTGTAACCCATTAGCCACAGTTGCCCCGGCCCCACCACCCCTAGCCAACGCCTGCTGTTCCGCTTGTTGTTCTTGTCCCGCAAAGTTCTGGGAAGCTTGAGTACGCGCAATACTAGCCGCTTGAGCAGGATTCATAAGGGCCTGTTGAGAATATAAATCAACACCCCGTCCCGCCATATTATTCCCTAGCTGCGTCTGTCCACCACTAGCAAGTAAGGGACTACCCCCGGAGTATAAAGCATTACTCTGTCCGGTATTTCCCTGTGTCCCCAGTATCCCGGCAACCGGATTCAATGCCATTGACAACTGAGGCGTCCAACCACCCTGACCAAGCATATTATTCGCCATGGCCTGAGCGTTAATATTAAAATCCGTTTGTCCAAAGTTACCTACAAGATTATTCGCCGTATTTGCCGAAGTTTGTAACCCAGGAATATTTTGCCCTAATACATTTCCAATCGCATTATAAGCGCCCTGATACTGTGGCGTCCAACCCCCACTTTGGAAATTCTGGATAGCCGTGGGCATCATAGCCCCAAGACCCTGCATACCGCCCTGTGCAAGATTAGAAGCACCTTGTAACGGGCTACTCATACCTTGACCCAAATATCCAAGATCCTGAATCGAACGGCCTACTAGCGGATTCATCATTCCGCCAACTTGGTTTTGCCAATTTTGTAACCCTTGAGTCTGTCCTTGCCAGAAGGGAAGCTCACCACCGATAGTAGGAAAAAGTCCCGTCTTAGCCGAATTTAAAGCGGCATCAGTAGACCATTTCATTATGTCTGTAGCTGGATTTACACCTTGGTTTCCCAGGTTAGACAGAACCGTAGCCATACCGCCACGAAGCCAGTCACCACCACCACCTAATTGTCCGCCGCCACTCATGTATTAGAACACCTTACGCCACACTTGAATAGGTAACTTATCACCAAACATCTTTGCCACTAAACCCTGTTTCTTTTTCTCTTCAAAAAAATAATAACCCCGGCCCTTACCCCAGGGAAGAGAATTAATAGCTTCTACTAATTTTCGCCACAAACCCTTACTTCGATACTTAGGAGCTATCCACATACTATCTGCCACAATTACTTGGTATAAACCAAAAAATCCTACTATCTTCCCCGTCTCGTCTCTCGCTACCATAGGCCGCATATTCGCAAGATCGGGGTGTATTCCAAAAGCCTCCACATATATGGCATCAAATTCTTTGTAATCTTCAATTTCTGTGCCCAAGAGACTAAATGTAAGATTATCAAGCATATACCTCTAGTACTATTATACCCCCAATTTAACTTAAAGTTTGAAGGGTAAAGTTCGTGGAAGTTATTGTATTTCCAGGCGCTCCTGTACCCCAAGTAATGGTAATATCGAGTAACTGGGAAGATGTGGTATCTATCGTCACAGGAACCGTATTGACCATTTGAAAAGACGTAGACCCCTCTTCCATAAAAGACCCTTGAGCCGCTACGGTACCAGATACCCCCGTGCTTCTACACGTAATATCAGCATTTAGCTCAAAACCCTGGTTTGTATTATTATTATCCGTTACGGCAGTAGTGGTAAGGATTATTGTAGAACCCAATTTAACCTTAACGTTAATAGTGGGTCCCCCGGTAGCAGAGTGGTAACCCCGCATAACCAGCCGTAAAGTACGCCCAGTGGTAAGGAAATTAGCTGCCAGCGTAACTGATCCCGTCCCAGTACCCACAATACTAGTTTCAGTATTTGTATTTCCTACCGTTGCATCGGCAGTTTGAATGAATAAGTTACGGGTAAAATTAAAAGTTTGATAGGTAGGAGGGGAAGAAACTCCGTTAGATATCAAATAACTACCCGCCGCTACATCAGATAGACTCGAAGGATTACCGCTTCCATCATAAACAAACAACGCCCCTGCCGTACCTGCTGCAAGTTGAGCAAGAGTAATACTACCATTTGGAATATCCGTCGTATTAACTGTTGCCGCAATAGTTGTACCTGTACACTTTGGCGAAGCATTAAGGTCGCTTACTAATCCATTCTTAAGTACTGTCTGTACCGTAAAAACCACATTCTGAGCCGCCGAAGTTGTAACCCTTACTACCGCCGGGGAACCCTTAACCGTAGTTGGACTTGTCAACTGACTGATATTACCCGTCAAACCGCCTACAAAAATATTATAATGATCTATCTGTGCAACTGTGGCGTTAGGTTCTTGAAAAGTAAGAATAAACTGGGTACCCCCCACGAAAGTACTACTAGAATAGACCTTCAGGGTCGTAACAAAAGGTACTCGAAATTGGCCTTGCTGTGGGGGAGGGAGAAGGCTACCTTCTGCGGCATTAAAGCTATTCCGTACCGTACCCAGTATTTTTAACTGATCGGCTTCGCTAATTGTTTTGACTTGAGGCATTAAGATCCCTGATCCGGTGAGAAGGTAATAATCACATTCTGCAATTCAAACCTATCACCAGACGCAATTTTAGTAAGTTCCCAGGCCACTCTTTGCGCCACGTTAAAAATGGGAAACTCCATAGTCTTATATCCCTTACTCTGCGGCCTACGGGGTGGATCTTCACTCACATTTACGCTTATTGGATCTGTCCATAGGTCATCAGCAAACCAATAGAAACTGGGGTCATCGTCGCCGGAAAAAGCTGTACGTTCGAAACTAATGGAGTAAACAACCGGAGTAACCCGTGGAACTCGCCTTTGATTAACATGATCCCCTGCCGGAACCATTTGTAAAGCAAACACCATATCAATATCGTAGTTAATATTACCTGCCGTACCATTTTGTACCGCCCAATCTTGAGCCGTAACTAACGTAGGGTCCATACGTGCAAAAGTACCAACTAGATTAACAGGGTCCCATGAAAAGAACACCATACGCCGTTGTCCTGTAAGTTCCGATATTCGCCCCGACATTTGAGCCGTAGAGGGGTAGGTCCATGGAAGATTCCATAAGTGCTTTAGGGGCGTATAGATACCTGCCTGAAGACTCAGTTTAAGTGACTTTTTAACGTCATAAACCCATTGTTTACTATTATTGGGAGAAGTCTTGCTATGCCCGGTAATAAATAATAGTTCTTTATCCAGATCCGAGAAGTACTTAATATCAAACTCACTACCCGCATTAATGGCGTCTACAAGGTCCGTATATAGAGAGTCCGACATAATAACTGGCGTAGCACTACCATCATTAATTAGTACTATCCGATAGTCGTGTGACATAAATACGACACTGTTATTAAACGTATCTATCGCCCGAGGCATTCCGTATGGGAAACCAATATTATTTAAAATAGGAGCCACCGCAAAGGTTTGTAGGTTTGTACCTGTAATAACATACGTTGCTTTTAGAGTAAACACGTATAGATTTTGCGTGGTAGCTAGGACATTAGTAATAGGATATTGGAAACGAAAGAAGTTACCATTCAACCCAGACGGCCAACAATCCTCGGGTACGCCTAAGCTAATTTCCTCCTGTCCGCTGAAAAACAACACGTTCCCTATTCCAAACCACAAACGACCTTGATAGGACGTAATGGGGCTAGAAGGTGTAGGGGTAGCAACTCCAGTAACACCCGGAGCCAACACCGTAGGCGGGGGACTATTGGACGTAAGACTGGGACTAACAGTAGCCGTATTAAGAATAATATCTGGTATAGGATCTTGATTGCCCGCACTGGACGCAAGAGTATTATCTGTATAAGATATATTCCCCGCCCCAGTATTTGTTATATCGCCTAAGAAAAAGAACCTTCCCCCGCCATCCGTAGTTCTGAAAATACCTATCTTAGGAATATTAACTGTATCCGCATTACCCTGTACCGTTATCTGGGGTATCTGATTAAAGAACGGAGACGTACTATCTCCTAAAACATCAGGATTAGTTTGGGGAGGAGAAATATTACTATACTGTCCGTTAAGGTCTTTCCACGAATACGCATATTGCCAGAATTGATTAATTACATTAATATGAGCACTAGCCGCCCAACCCCTATACAACACTATTGCATTTTGCTGATGTGCAGCCGCTACTGTACCATTAAAAGCCCGAGTAACTGTAAATGTAAGACTTGATACGTTCGTAACATTCATCTGCTCAAAATCAACTTGAATGACAAATGGAGTAGACGGGAAACCACTAGTACCCGATACGGTGAAGGTAGTAGCCGAGGCATTGATACCTCCATTCGTAGTCATTTTAGTTATTGCACTATTCGCCAAAGCCACAGGTGTAGTGGGACCCAATATTCCCCAGGGCTTAAGTACGATATTTCCGCCCGTCCCATCAAGGATAACCGTACCCAACTTTTCACTACTACTCGACTGGGGGAAGCCTTTGATAAATAAAAAACCCCTCTGTACCACGGCTTCATGGGCCTGTGTCGAAAGATTTAAGTCTCGGTATGTACCACTTTGTAAGAAAGGCGTAGGTGTCGTACTTTGCCGCTGATGCCAAATTTCCCACAACCCCGTAGCCGGATTCCAGGCACTTACGACAATATACACGACCGGAGGAGTATCCAGCGTCTCATAGGACCACATACGATCTACACGCAGGGCTAGACTATTATTTGCGTTTAAAGCTACTGTACCGGGCCGACGAGTTAGTTTACCGCCCGTAGTAATATAGGTATTCTTACCACGTACAAACCTTGGAGTATCCTGTAACTCTCCCTCGATCCGAGAGTACGGAATATCCATTGTGGGTAATGTAATTGAATCCCATAATACGTTTGAAGACATTCATTTATTTACCTTTTATAGGGCATTAAAAAACCCAGGATTCTTCGGAAACGACGCACCCCCACCAATTCCACCCGGAGTTGTGTTGGGCTTCGGAGGATTATGGATTGGGTTATTCAAACCATTAGCAAAAGAAGTCTGCTGCGGTCCACCCCCAGGAATAAAACCCGGACCATAATTAGTATTAGTTGAGGGCATGGCATTACCACGAACACTACCCGGAGTCATATTCGGTTTCTGTGGCTGTCCGCCTTGAGGCCCGCCCCCAACACCGAAATTACCTTGCGTACTAATATTCTGCATTACTTGTCCCGGACTCGGAGGATTTTGCCAAAAGTTATGTAACCCCGCAGGACCCTGATAAGTCTGATTTCCAAATCCACCATTAGGCGCACCACCAACACTACCAAACCCACCATTCGTAAAGGGATTCGGAGCCATTTGCTGTCCACCACCCATACCACCCATGTCCATTCGACCGGGCATAATAGGAGCCGGGGGAGCACCAATACCTACTGGACCACTACCCGGAGGAAAAGCACCCGGAGGGATAGGACTACCTGACATTCCGCCACCGAAACTAGGACCTTGACCGCTCATATAATCACCATTTACCTTACCAATAAGTATTAGGAGCACCAATGTTATACATCGGACTCTGGTATCCGCCCATCATGAACGGATTAATTCCCATCATATTATTCAACAGGCCACTAAATCCACCCATACCGCCCCCGCCACCCATCATAAGAGGATTCATACCCATAGCTGCCATCATTCCGCCCATACCGCTACTCGGAACCCAACCACCTTGACCCCCAGGACCCCCACCACCGTACATTGTCCCACCATACAACCCATTCTGTGGAATACCTGTCATGTAACTATAAGGATTACCCATTAAAGGGGAACCCCACGAATTAAACCCACCCGCAAGAGGATTATTAAATCCGGTATTCCAACCCGGAGTATTGGCCGTATTAAACTGCCCATTACCAAACTGATTTGCTGGTTGCTGACCTAAGAACTGTCCACCTTGACCCTGTCCCTGTCCTTGCCCACCTTGTCCAGGACCAAACCCACCACCACCATTGGGATTAAATCCACCAAACGCACCACCGCCAGCCCCACCAGTAGCACCCGCATAAGTAGCCGACGTAGGAGCATTATTAGCCGCTGCCGCTTGAGTCTTGGCTGAATTGGGATCTCCCGCCCACATATTGTAACCATAAGGATTACTTGGCCCACCAGGATTACTGACAGGCCCATTCCCAAAATTCAACTGCTGCATAAAATGCTGATACGGTTGACCTGGAGTAACAGTAGGCACCTGATACAAATTACTATTCGGGTTAGCCTGTTCTTGTGCGGTAACACTACCCCCTAACCCCATTGCCTTATTAAACGCATCGGGGTTAAAATTCCCCATCGTCATATACTGATTCCAGGCGTTATCAAACTGGGATTGACTAAAAGCAGGAGCTTGTCCAACATTCGAAAACCAAGCATCCATATTCTGGTTTAAATTTTTGGCGTAACTCGGTTGGGTAAAAGCGTTAGGATCGTTGGAACCACCTGCAAAACCACTAGCATAGGGGCTTCCAGGAGGGGCACCACCGCCGTTAGTATTCGGAGGGGCTATTCCGCCACCAGCACCACTCGGATTCGGCATATAACCATTACCGACACCCCCACCCGAACCCGTACCTTGAGGATTTACAGGAGGAGCCGGAGGAGCATACCCAACACCAGTACCCGTACTAGGATTTGCAGTTTGTCCAGTGGGAGTGTATCCAGTACCCATCTGGTAAAGTTGTGCAGGAGTATAACTTCCGGGATTAAATGCCATGTAAAATAGGAATCTCTCGTCTATACCTATTTTACCTTATTTTACAAGTCTTTACGGAAGTAGTTCCAACCACCGGGTAGGACCCATAGGCCCTTGTCCCACATGAAGTTTGTAGTTTTTACCGTTTTCACTAAACGTATAGCCGTCTTGAAAGTTATTCTGAGGAAAACCCGTTCCCAAAGCACATACATTACCCCAACAAGTACCCGCCTGAGGGCTAGGAGCCGGTACAGACGACGCCGGAGCTTGAAAGGGAGGATAATCATTAGCGTCCAAAGACACTTTAATACTGCCAGCCGGAGGATGAAGAGGATCATATGGAGCCGTACCCGGTTGACTTACCCCAGGAGCGACAGCGATATTCGGCTGTAAAAGTGAAGGAACCCAAGTATAACCATACTGTTGCCGATATTGCATAACCAAAACAGGGTCCCAATTCCACCCCATAATAGGCATGTCGATAATAAACCCTTGCGTAGCCAACGTAGCCAACGTATGGGCCTTACTGTCGCTAAACGGAACATTCCTAAGTGCCTGTACTTGAGGGTCAAAATGCGCCCAATAAATATCGTCCGTCAAAGTTGCCATGTGTAAAACCTCGTTAATTCTTTGGAGTACTATTGGTACTGTTTCCGCTAGTGGCCTGTTTACTATCATGGATATTTTTAATCAAGCCAAAAATAAGATTAACAAACTCCGTATTCAATTTTACCAAAGGATCAATTAGCTTCTGTCCCTCGGGGGTTGCTAAAAAGTTGAAAATTGCTGTAACTGGGTCCATACCTATTTTATTACTCCTCAAAAATGCTTTCAGAATCCTTGTATTAAAAAACTTATATATTTCCCACACGGGCCGCATTTATTGACCATCATCGCCACTTGAAGTATCCCCGCCCCCACTTGCAGGCATTGGACCAGTAGTTGGTTGAAATTGACTACCCGCTTGTGCTCCAAAAATCTTTTTAAACATCTTCGCTAATCCCTGTCCAAGAGGATTACTTGCCAGCCTATTCATTGCGGCTTCCTGACTCGATTGCTGGAACTGAGCCTGTTGAGCCTGCTGAAACTTTTGCTGTTTTTGTAGCTGTTCCCCAAACTGTCCCAAAGCACTAAATAACATATGCTGGAAGTCGGGATGCAAATTCCGATACTGGTCCTGCCCCTGTGCATTCTGTCCTACTCCCGGTTGCGATTGTCCAAAGAAAGGAACATTTACACTATTAGCATCCGTTTGGGCCGGAGTCATATCCAGTTGCCCAATTTGCGAACCGCCAGTAGTAGGTCCTTGTCCTGGCATACTATTTAACCTTCTGCTTTGGTTGTGGAGCCGCTAAAATATCCTGAGGATTCGGAGGGGGAACTTTCTTTCCCTTTTTCTGAACCGTAATAGGCGTGGGACTATCCGCAGCCGCCGAACTAGTTTTCTTCGCCTTTAATGCAGCATCCGCCGCCTGTTGAGCATTTCTCTTTTGTTGTTCCATGAAAGTTGGATCATAACCTCCCTGTACAGCATTTGGGGAAGCTGTTGAATTATCCTTACCTGCCCCGCCTACGGAAGCGGCCTTTTTAAGTGCCCCACCACCAGCAGCAAAATCTTTAATCTTATCCCAAACATTTCGTCCATCATCGTCCATTGGCATGTTTATTCCTCACCCGCACCCTTAGCAAGTATCGCCTGTGGGTTTGTGCTTCGGCTACGAGTACGTTTTGGTTTCTTTTGTTCATTCATATATTGATCTACCAACGGAGCCAAATAATCTGTACTCTGAAATGCTGGACCTCTTTGAGTCGTAGGAGCATTACCCGCAAAGGGAGCAAAAACACCCTGCATATTAGGCGTAGGCGCAATACCCTGTGTAGTTTGGGGCACAGCCTGACCTGCAAATAACTTCTGTAAAGTCTGATTATTCTTTACAAAGTTAATAATGGCATCTAATACATTAGGCTGTTGCTGGCCAGTCGTAGGAGTCATGAAGGTATAAGGTTACTAAGTAAAGTTATTCCATTATTAATTGCATTCGTCCACCATTGGTATGCCGTTTGAAGCATAAGGGGACCAAGTATAGCGTATAGAGTAATCTTTTTCATTTCTTTTTAGCCGCCAAGATAGCATTCGGGTTAGGAGCTTTAGATTTCTTATGTGCTGGAAGTTTACTAATATTTGGAGTTTCATCGGCCCAGGATTTAGCTTTACTTTTCATTTCGTCTCCGAGATAACCCCCGAACGCAGCACGCATTTGAGCTTTAGATTTAAATGGCATGTTAGTCACTCATACATCGTCTACCTCTGCGGGATACGTAGGACGCGGTAAAGTATAGATTTCCAAGGGTTTATCCTCTTGAAAATTACCATCATCTTCAAACCTATCCTGTTCGTGTTTTTCGTCCATATCCGCTACTCTTATTATACCCTGTAGTTACGCATACCGTTTAGCTGGTTATCCGACATTTTAGACCTTACTGGATCAGCTTCCCAACGGCTACAACAGGCTCCGGGGTGAATAATACCCACGGTAGGCCCTCCGCTTTCATCCACCTTTTTACACATTTTGGTATCGGCTATAAATTCTTCGCAACGCCTACACCCAAAGCCCTTTTCGTTTTCGGTATAACCCGTCTGTTCCTTAGTCCTATCATGGGTCCCTTGCACGTATCCATGTTTCTGAGTACGCCAGTCGTTACAAGACCCATAGGGTTTAACGTTTTTATCCGATTCGATATAATTACTACAGTTACCCTGTGGGCTTATAAAAGCGCATTCTTTACAAGTGTAATTAGTTGGAGGGTTAAAAACGTATAAAACTAACGACTTATTCAGCTTTTCGGATTTCATAATAGTTTTTTAAAGGTGTATCGGGGTCGAATTGCGGAAACTTACTAGCGACGAACTGAAAATAAGCTTCAGAGTTATTCTCGGAAGGGGGTGCCCAGTTATATACTAACTGTCTTAAACTCTGTCCCCTACGCACGTCCAAAGCCAACTGAGTAATACCCCAAGCAATACCATCCGCGATAGTAGGAAAGTCGGCAATCTTGTATGGTGGAGTATAGTTCCTTAGGTCCCCTGGATTGTTATGTGTCTGGGGAATATCCGGCGTCCCATCCCGCCAAAAACCCTCTTCCGTAGCAATAACCGATAACAACTCTTCCAGGTCTAACATTAATTTTCCTTCATATATGGTTGAAGTGCCTCTATCAAAGTATCCTGTGCCTCACCCGGTACGCCTAACTGTTCCATTTTAATATGTAGAAGTTCATGTCGAAGGACTTGTCTCTGTTGCACCTTACGTTCCTTCATAGGCATTTGGGCGGGATAATCTTCAAGAGCCATTATATCTATCTCGGGGTATCCCTTATCAAAATGAACATCGCCCCACACATTTTTCTCATGCATGTCTTGAGGGTGTTTCACATTCATAACAATATAGATATTTTGAAACCCAAACATCTTTTCATCATTCCATAGCTGCTTATACAAAGCCTGTGTCTGTTCCCCAAGAGACGGGGGATTTGAGGTTCCGGAGAAAGGAAACGATATTAAAAATAAAGCAGCTAGAAATTTCATAGACATATCTCTTAAAAAGAGAAACCCAAACCAAACAAAGCAGGACGGTAAGGACCTTGACTAACTAACGGTTCTGCCGGAGAGATAATAGGCTCGGAAAGTTCCAGACCCTCTCTACTCGCAGCCCACTCGACCATGTTCATCATGACCGCAGCTTGACCATTAGAACTTATCTGTCCATTTGCCATAGTAATCTGTCCCGCCCGAGGGTCGCTATCCATTTGCCACATAACCCACTTAGCCGTTTCAATCCACATTTCGAAGTAGATATCATCAAACGGTAACAGAGTCGTGGACAGATTTTCCGTCGTAATCTTAGCTGGTCTTTTTTTATAAACTCCCTCAATTAAGTACGTCGGGGAGCCAATATTATCCGGTATTCGAGGAAAAAGCCGGAAAGCCTTTTTTTCGCTTATATATCCAATTGCGTGCGGCAAGTACCGAATATGGGTAGTTTGCAAGTCTTTAATGACCGTAACAGGTTGTCTATACGGTGGAGTATTGTCAGTCCTAACCAAGTTACACCAACGTAGACCATAAAAATCAGTAGGTATAGTGACTGTCGGAGCGCCATAATCTTGTTCGTTCGGAACGAGATAGAAAGGTGGTAATTGCCCAATTGACTCTCGCCAATCGTACTTATCCCATACCCAATTAAGCGTAGCATTCGCAATTATCGGTCCCAAATCATCCACTAAACCACGGGAAGATTTACGTCCGACAATGGACATAACATCATTCCACGTATAAGTTGTTGGTCTAACAGCCATGTACTATCTAACTCTATTGTACCGCTTTACTTATTCCATCCGGTCATAAAGTGCCGTATGAAGTAAATACCGGGAGGAAGGACGGGAAACTTGGAAATATCTATCCTCTGAAACTTCCATTTGCCGCCACTTTTATGCAACCAAATAACTTCACCCGGTTCCCCTATGTCTTGGTTATAAATCTTAGCTGTGTAACCATCATCCCCTTTATCTGGATGGCCGTTATAGCAATGCAACCATGCGTCCACTAGCTGAATGTCATGGAAATGGGTAACTACTGCAATACGCTTAGTAGGATGTTCTTCCCACAATTCCATTAACTCACGTACTTTATTAAGTACACGGCTTTTAAATTGGTTAAAACTCTCTCCCGGTTTAGTACTTTTTGCTCCCATTCCAGGAGGGACTACCCAAGGACGCTCGGCTACAAGGTCCTGAATATCTGGTAAAACGTCTTTAACGAACTTTCCTTCATAACCGCCCAAGTGCCAGCTTTCAAGCTCGGGCGAAGGGGCCATAAAACGGGTTTCTGTACCACTCACCGCGATATGGGCACTATGGGCAGCACGCATCTGGGAAGAGTAGTAAATACGCCAAAAACCACCCAAACGCTTTATATGTTCATTTAACTTACGTCCCTGCTCTTTACCCTCTTCCGAGATATTAAGTTCGGTAGACCCACGTATCACTTCGCCAGCCTTGGGTCCTTCGGCGGCTTCTCCCACTTTCCCCGGCATTATGTTAACTGCCTTTGTTCGTCTTGAATTGTGGAATCCATACCAGGAAGCTTTTCCCGTTGTTTCATAAGGGCTAAGTTTGCTTCGAATACACCCCGCTGACCCGTGAAACTGACTCGACCGCTAGACGGATCTACCTGTGCCGCCCCTGCTCGTTGGTCATCTCCGAAAAGATACGCAAAGTAAAGCACCCCACTCACATACACCCAAAACCATTCATCATCAAAAACCTGTACCCCAACGGTATTAGCGTTAGATGCAGTAATGATAGGGGCCTGTTTCTTATACAGCGTCTTAGCCGTCCAACCAATAGTAGGAACTTGTCCTATTTGGGGTGAAAACCGAATATTTCCACTAGCTCCCGGCGTCCCACTAGTAAGAGCCATCCGTGTAGGATTACCCTTTATCCCCCCTTGATTAAGGTAGGGTTCAATATAAAGCTTTTTAGTCGGCCCACCCGCACTATCTGTAATATAGGCTTCCTGGATATAAAGAAAATCACTCGGTACCGTAATTGTATAATCCGACGTATCGTTTATCAGGGTAATATCGGGGAACGTACTTACGGACCATCGCCAAGGACTATGCATCCACATCATTTTATTGGTATCATCCAATATCTGCACTTGCACCTGTTCCAAAGGCATATTTTTAATATACCTCTTAGCATAGTCAAATGCCTGCTGTGGATAGTAAGTACTCGACATACCTACCTCTTATTCAGGACCGCCAATTTTGGTACTATCAGGGCGAAGGTCAGGCGGAATAGTATGTTGATTATATTGTTTTTGACAGTAGGAACATAGGAAAATATAATTATGCTGATGATCCCGTTGCCCAACAATAGCAGACTGTCCATTGGGTTTCTTATGGGGACAGTAAGCTTGTACTGCTTCTTCCTGTTTTCGTGCCTTTTCCATCTGAAGTGCGGCATCTAATCGCGCCTTCTTATGTGAATTTTCTGCTTCTTCCTGCTCTTTAACCTGCTTCGAAACCTGCTTCAACTGGAGAGCCAGCAAAGCCTTTCTAAGTTCAGCTTCTTCTTGGTCCACCGGCAATTGATGCTCGGAAGGAATAACTAGAGTTCCATCGTTTTTAGGCATATATAAGTTGTTCTCTTACTTTATTTTACCACGGTAGAGTGGCGGTTGGAAGTTTACCGGTATGACCCGCCCAAGAGGGATGATCTTTGGAACCAAACACCCGCTCGGCATCGGTTAGGGTAATAACTTGGGCTAGGATAAGTTTTAACAGTATCGTCCTCCACCCACGTTTAATTTCATGCCCTATAGTCTTGACCTTTATAAAACCCGGCCTAACTGTACTATCGTCAAAAACAAATCCTTGACCCGGTTTATAATCGAACTTACCCAAGTCCTTACGGCTCACAGTCTTCTTACGAGATATAACATCGGGGTCCGGTATCTCTTTCTCCACCAACTGCATAATGGAATGTTCGGGAATGATACCTCGTTCATAAGGACACAAAGTCTCATAACCAACGTAAAATAACTGGGGACTAGCGGGCCGAATAATAGCCCTAAAACCCTGTCGGAAGGGGTTATCAATGAAGGCAATATTGTAAGGAAGTATGGAAGCTAGTTTCTTTTCGAACATAGCCGAATCCATATAGTTACCTAGTTGTTTAATACTATCGGTCGGATTGACTAGCCTATCCTCCACATAGACCATATGGGACTTTTCATATTCTAGTTCTTTTAGAATTGCTTCCTTTTGCTTCTCGACCTGATCCCCTTGTCTAATAACCTTAAACTGCTTATCATTAGCTAAAATATGATGAGACATATATCCTTATTTCTTGCGGTCAATACTATCTCGTAAATCGTCCACCGACTGCTTCAATCTACCCATCTCATAGCGTAAATTATTCAAATCGTCATGTAGAGCCTTGTTATCCGATTGTAAGTTTTGCATGAGGTTAGATTGGTTTTGGTAACCAACGCGAAAACCCCCATATCCAATGGACAAGGAAGCCACAATAATGATGAGATATATTAGCCACGACAGAGGTATTTTGATATCTTTCTTCAAAACGTTTTCTGCGGGCGGAAGGGTAAAAGGCATGTTTTTAAGCGTCCGGTGTACTAGGAGTTCCAGGACCAACTGGTAGTGTAAGGGTCAAAAGGGGTGGAGTAAAGACATTCTGCGTCGTAACGGTAAAGTTACTTGTGGGACCCGCTATTTGGACGTTATTAGTGTCGTAGTAATAAGCGTTATAAACCGTACCGGGGGGTACTATGTCACTATTAAGGAATAAGCCACACGCCGTATTTATCTGTCCATTAATAATCGGTATTCTCTGCCACAAAGGAAGGGTTATAGACGGAGCCAAGTTCCCATAGTTCGCACTCGGCCATTGAACCGAGGAACCATTAACGGGAAGGATTAACTGTACGATTAAAAAACCATTAAACCCAGTCTGATTATCCGACCACAAGTATTGTGTATTGCCATCAAAAAGGGCTACACGAGGGGCGGGTACTGGCTGTTGACCGGGAGTAGGAGGAGGCATAGATTAGTTTTCTTCTCTATACCTATTTTAACAAAGAAGTTATGGATGCGGGGGCCGCGATTTGAACGGGCGATCTCTAGGTCATGGGCCTAGTGAGTTACCAGACTTCTCCACCCCGCAATACTATTATACCGTGGAAGGCTGTGGAGGTAGGAATCGAACCTACATATTACTGATTAACAGTCAGTTCCATTACCGTTATGGTACCCCACATTAACCCGGAATACGAAACACTTTACCGTCATAAAAAAAGAGGTATATGTGTCCGTTAACTATAACTTGATCCGTAACACCATCCGCCTGCTTTAGTGTCATATCTCCTAACTGATCGACGTTTACCGCACAAGCATCACTACAACTAGTATGGGCTACTACTATTAACGGCATACCGAGTGTATAGGTTGATAATGCGTGACCATTGTTCGAAAAAGAACATGGAAATACGGTTGCACTATTTACTAATAAACATACATTCTCTCCCGTATGCACTTGGTCATGTGTTACCCAAATAACAGAGTTAGGAAACGGCTGTTGGATCTGGGTACGTGGGTTAATTTGATTCTGAGAGTATAATAGAGCCGATAAAAGTAAGAGTACAATACCTACGGGAGTAAGTACGTCTTTCATACTTTTAGAAAATATAAATCGCCTGAATCTGGTCACTAGCACTAGGAGCCACAATAAAAGTCACACTAGTAGACCCCACGGCATTAGTAAACTCGCTCGAAGACATTGCAAGACCATTTTTAAGCAACACAATACTCGACTTAGGGGTACTAGGAAGTGTACCTGTACTACCCGCCACTGTAACCGGCACACCAGCCGCAAAATTAACACTTGATACCGCTGCGGTCAGATTTCCTGACGTATCAATACTCAAATTACTGCCGATACCCACGAAAGACATATTTCCATTAGGCAAAACTGCGGCCAACTGACCCCCAGAGCTTGTACCCGGAGACAAAACCTGTGTCAACCAATTCAATTTATTAGCAACCGTAGCCCCAATAAGACCACTCGCCACAAGTAGAACAAAACTAAGTGCAAAAATAAAAACAGTCTTCATTACTTATTACTCCACTTTCATTATATACCTGGGTAACTTATCATACTGGCACGTTTCACCCGGTTTCGAAGACGGCCAACCCGCTATAGTCCACCTACCCGTTACCCATTTTTTACAATCCGGCATATCCTTCATACAGTCCGCGTAAGAAGGCCAACTGTAAGATCGCTTACACATGTCTTCCCATCGCACTTGTACATCATGTAACCAAAGATTGAAAACAACTAGTAGGCCAGAAAATATCATATACGGAAACGGAGAAGGTGTCCATTTGGTGCGACCTCACGACCGCCCTCTCCTACCCGTTTTTGGAGGTAAATACAGAATAACACAGGTCTAAGAAAAAGTCAAGTATTTTTTCTTAATACTTTCCAACCATTTATCATACTTAGCGGTGTCAAAAGTACCGTCTAAAGTAATGAAAACAGGAGGTTTATTCTTAACCGGCGTCATGTCTGCGTTAAAACACCAATTATCCAAGTAGTAATTATAGAAAGAAAAGTCTTCCATTATCCGTAAAGAATATCGAAAGGATCTACCCACTTAGCCGGAACATCTTTACCCGTGGCCGGAATAACTTCGATAAGAACGTTAAGAGGTTTCCAACCGTTAAATTTAATCTGCTGTGCTACAGTTTCCTCGGCAATTTGAAAGGAACTTGTACCACCAACATGAACACCCGAGGGAAGAGTTCCACCGTCAGTAGTTTTGATATTAACCACTTCGTAACCCTTCGCCCGAACCTGATCCAACATCGGTTTCAAATCTAGTACACTCAAAAGCATTATCTCTGTTCTCCTGTTTCTATCATAACACCGTTCTCTGTACGTGTGGGTTCTAGTCCTGCTGGAAACACATAGTCTTGTACTGACAATACGTTAGGTATGATATGGTGGCTCTCGACCCTAGGTGCCCAATATACCGGAATCCCTAACTTCTTGCAACGGAAGCAAAAAGAATAATCCTCGGAAAGACCCGGTATAATTTGAAAGGGTTTCTCGTTTAATTCGGCCATCATACGACGTAGGACAGATTTATCCACCAAGAGACAACCACCGGGCATAGGCCCTACAGATATGGCATCTGCATTTCTATCCCACGCAGTAATGGGCCGTACTTTCAAACCTTTATCTGTCTCTTCCCACATATTTGCAACGGGAGCATGGGGCGGAAATTTATATTGATACGTACCGCTAATAACTTGCGCCTTATATTTCTTCTTTATCCTCATAAGACGCTCTAATAGGTCGGGGGCAAACACATGGTCAGTGTCCAGCATTAAAAGCCAGTCTCCCTGTACCTTCTCGACAATTTGATTACGCGCTAATTCATGCCAAGAAACGGTAGGAGTTTCATAGTGAATGTATTTGCCTTTAGGAAGTTTAGATTGTTCGTAGATAAGTAACTGGGCTAGAGAGTCTAGGAACTTTGATCCGACATTATCAGCCCACATACGGGAAATGGTGCCTGCTGCTCCGGTAGTATGTAGCTTACTCACGATAGTAAACCTCCGTACTGGCTGTATCTCCGTGGTTCATAAGTTGCCGGAAACCGTTATAACCATACTTATCTTTCATAGTTTTTCGAAACTTGTCAATATCACCAAAGGCATAATGAACTTCCATAAAAACCATCCACGAACCTTTTAATATCTCGGGATAGTTTTTAATAAAGTCAAACTCTGCGCCTTCAATATCACATTTGATAATATCGTAGGACTGTTGGCCGATATTATTTAGGTCTATGTAATCTACTTTTATCTTTGGATACTTACTTTTAAGAGGAACTACTGAACATGTAGCATGGTTGGCACTTGCAGTAATATACGCTGAACCTTTCTTTTTGCCTATAAGTCCAAAGTATGGACGAATATTACCATCCCACTTAGTCCTTTCAGTCAGGACATCATAGTTATCCGGGTTACCTTCCACGGAAAAGATCGTATATGGCTGTCCAAACTTCTTGCATCTATGGGCCGCGTAGAGACTAAAGTACCCGATATTAGCCCCTAAGTCCAATATCTTCGCGGTACGGGCCGGGTTTACTTTAGGGAAGATAGGATACTCGTTATTAACAAATATGTCACAAAATACCACTAAGTCATGTTCGTTTTTAACTTCCAAGGGTACTCCGGTATCTGTGACCCATTTGAAAGGTTTAAAAGTAGTGGGAACTTTTTCCAAGAAACTCATTACATGTCTTCCTTAATCCATATATCCCACTGATTTACTACTTTTTCCCAGTCAAACCTCTCTAACGCCCATTCCTGCATTTCCTTACGTGTCTTTTCATCCCGACAGTGAAAGGCTTGTTCCAAAGCATGTAACCAGTTAGTACGTACAAGTTCCGATTTCTGGGGTATTCCCTGTACCATCCAACCATAATTAACATTCTCTCGTAAGGCCCATAAGTTATTGGTAACCGGCCATGCTCCTAAGGCTTGTGCTTCCATAGAAGTAATACACGAGGTTTCGGGAAAATCAGTAGGATGTGCCCAAATATTGGTTCCCCTCCAATATTCATAAATACGATGCTGATTTTGTCGGCCTACAAAATATACACCCGGTTGTTTAGCTAGTTGCTGTAATTCTATTTGATATTGATAACGCCAATCTCCAGTACCCGCAAGTTTAACAATAGCCTCCATATTATCAAACCCATACGCTACATAGATTTCAGCCTTGGGATTTATCTCCCGGATACGAAACCAGTTCTCAAGTATTAATTTAATACCTCTATCCGGTGAGGATGGGAAGAAAAGGCGATTATAGTTACGTTTAACTTGTGACCGCAGTCTAATACTATTGGATCGTATACCATTCGAAGAAATATAAACTCGCCCACGTAGTTCGGGATACTTAGATTCGGTATAGTTCTTATGGTCTTTACACAGACATATGTACCTATCGACCTTAGCCAACCGTTCTTTAGTCCATAACCCTTCGTAATCAACATCTTGGGCTATAAACCACCATTTGGCCTTACTATGTTTGTCCAAATCGAACTTAATAGGGTCCCGGTACCAGATATATAGACCATTCTTGCTACTTACAGCCTCGTCTACATGTCGATAGGGAACTTTATTATGCATAGAAGGCTTTTCGACCGGCGTATAGGACTTTATCTTATAACCCCTATTCGCAAGCCGGTAAGCCATCTCAATATGTGAAGTCTCCGACCCACCGATACCCTTAGTCCAAGGATTACGCCAATCCCAAGGCTCAAGGGACATAGAAGATATAAAAAAAACGGGCTTAGTCATACTCTAGGAAAGTATAACATACCCGTTCTTAAATGTCAAGTTGTAATTATCGGGCCGAATAACGAACCAATACACCAACATAAATACCTGTCGCAGCCTGACCCGCAGCCGCCGAACCAGCCGAAAGGAACCCATAGTCAATACTAATCTGGTCACCCTGAGCAAAGGTATTGGAGTTCTGGTTAACAATCGCGCTTGTAACAGTACCCAAAGAAGTACCGCTGTTATTACTACGGCTACGGTTATTAGCCGCACTCGCAGCCGCCATAGTAATAGCCGGTTGAGTACTAAGAATACCAACCGAGTTGATACGGACGTTAGCATTTGCCGTACCGCTCACAAAACCGCTAGCCGAAACCGCCGTTTGTGCCAGTCCAACAAAAGCGTCAACAACACGTCCAGCCGCCTTAGCCTGAAACAAAGGAACCAACTGAGCCGACGTAGCGTTAGTAGCCGCCGAAGTCTCACTCGTCATTGGCGTGTAGAAAAACATCTGTTCGTCGTTCTGGATACCACCACCGCTAGAACCCGAATCATTAGAAAGAAGAATACGATCATTAGCCATGTATTAAAATTCCTTAATTATCCGATAGACGAAACAGTATCCAATAGACGGAAACGGTAATTTCCACCGATACCCGCAGGACCTTCAAGAACCACGCCGCAAAACACGAAGTTATACGACACAGCCGCACCAATCACGCCCTCAGGATCAGCAATGGAAGGCTCACCCTTAACCACGTTAATCTTAAACCGCTGCTTGGTAGGATCGTTAATATCTGACGGACCCCGACCTTCCAGATCAACGCAACCAATACCGTTACGACCAAAGACATAACCACGATACTTATTAGGGCTACCCGCAGTCTTCAGAACGTTAGTACTCTCAACCAAACGGCAACCCGCGACATGGGTAACAAGACCCCTATCCTCATACTTCACCAACGGTTGCTTCTCGGGCTGTGTGTACTTAAAGATATCAGCCAAACCACCCGCTGCCGGATCGTTGACAATATCATACGTACTAAAGGGGTGGAAAATAGCGAAAAACTCACCGTCTTCCATCGGCAAAACGTCATTAGCTTGCAACTGGGATCGAGAGTTACGCAGATCAGCCACACGGGTAAAGGTACCCAGAAGAGACTGAGAGGCGTTAGAAAACTCCGCATCCAACACGTTACGGACAATAGTATCAACCGTTAGGCCAGCACTATATCCAAGCAACTCCGAAGCATTCTGCACGATAGGATCAATAGCCGTATCCTGCAAAAGGTCCGAAACGGTAATATAAGCTGTGTACTGGCTGACCGTTGCACCCACAACATGCGAAGTCAGAGACAGCGAAGTACCAACCACACCTTCAGTAGTCGGAACCGTGTTTGCCCCAAAGTTAATATAACGAAAGAACTGGACGGTACGACCAACCTGTTTCGGGATCATATCCTTCATGGTTGCGTCACGGAAAACAAACTTCTTTTGAAGCCGATCCAGACCCTTTTTTCTGTAATAAACGTTAGCAAGATGCGCTAAACCTGCACTAGAAGTTGTATTCCCTGCTGGTTGATATGCCATGGATTAATTAAATTTCCTTAATTCCTAATACAAATATACCATATTTCTAATAACAGACGGAGCTAAGTTGCTCATAACACTCAAAGCCCCATAAACCCGCTCGTTAAAGGTATAGTCTGTTAAAATCATTGATTACCTGGGATAACGGGGAAGTTGACCAATGTCTTGAAGAACGTTCTCAAGTTGTTGAAGAGAAAGGTTTTCGGGGTCATTAATCGCGCCAAACTGGTTAGGATTATTACGACCTGGAGACGGAGGAGCTTGAAGATAGGGGTTTTGCGCCATACCTCTTTGAAGACCCATTCCACCATTAAATTGCTGCGGAGACATAGTTTGCGTAGGACGCTGAATATTAAATTGCTGTTGCTGAGGCTGATATTGTCCCTGGTCCTGGCCTTGAGCCGCCTGTGCCGCCTGCTGTTGCTGTGCCTGTTGAGCATAGAAGTTAGGAAGCAAACCCCGCTGCATAGCCACAAGGTATGAGGCTTCCAAACCATTATAATCATATGGCAGATTCAACTGTTGACGCAGATTATCAATAACTTGAGCCGCTGGACCACCACCTGGAAATTCAGGATGGTTCTCTTTAAATTGATAGGCCGCAATACTACGTTTAGTAAGTTCCGTTTCCGTAAGACTACGCTTTAGATCGGCAACCGGGTCCTCTGACTTACCATCAAAGACTTCCGCATTAAGCCAGTAAGACAAGCCCTCACGCGGAGATTTGGTCATTTTTTCAATAAACTGGTTATCGTCCCAAGCCGGTTCATCACCACGTACATAAGAACCCTGATTATCGGGAACCGCAGTAGCTTGAGCCGTTGCCTTTGCCTGAAGCTCGTTAAAAGTGCTTCCTACCGTAGTGGCAAACTGATTAAGTGCCTGCTCCATTTCGGCCTTATTCTTATATGTAAACTGCTGACCGGCAATATTAATGCTAATCGGTTGCTGTTCGGGAGGGAGAGCGACTTGCTGTTGCTGTTGATTCTTTGCTAGTTGGTTAGCCACTAATTCTTGGACATAACCATCAAAATCTGTCGTTGGATCAATCATAAATTATTGTCTCTATTCGTATTATACTCTAATTTACCTTCTACCATATCCTGTAGCTTGTTAAGTCGTAAGAACAATTCTTTAAGCTGGTTATTTGTAGCCGGTTGGATATCTAACTCAGGTTTACGGGGTCCCATTTCTTCAACAATTGAGGCAAATTCCTGGGGAGTATCCCTTAGTTCGACGTATACGGTACGTAGGGCCTTCCAGTAGGGTAATATAGTCTTCTGCTGTTCGTCATTAGCTACATGTATCTTATCCGTAAGGTCATCAACCATAGCCTTTATTTTAGTAAGAAGTAGCTGATAAGCTGGATCTTGACCTAAAGAAGCCAGTAATTCTGCTTCCGAGGGATTAACTTTACTTTGAGTAATCATAAATTACGCTGACGGAGGTTTCGCCTTTTGTTTTGGACTACCGTGTTCTTTAAGGGGCCGCTTTTCACTAGGTTCCTGTGGCCCTTGCTCCTGTTGCTGTTGATTAGTGGCCGGGTAATTATCAGATATACTTTGCGTATTAGCCGCTTGCTGCTGCTGCATTTGCATTTGTTGAATCATTTGCTGCATTTTCTGAGCATGATCTAATTGGGCCATTTGACGCTCGGTATTTGACTTGTGGATATTAACCTGTACATCAGCGGCCTTCTTTTGTAAGTCCATCTGAGCCTGTTTCTTCTTGGCGTCTATCATAATTGCATTCATAATAGACTTCTGTTGAAGCTCCTGCTGCTGTTTCTGCTGTTCAGCCTGTAACTCTTGCTGCCGTGCCTGTTGATCCATCTGGGCCTGATACTGTTGCATCTGCTGTTCCCAGTAGGAAGGCTGTTTCTTTATCTGTTCCTTCTGTAACTCGCCTTGGACCTTCATACCCATAAGATCCTTACGAGTCTGTTGTTCCTGTTGAGCCTGTTGCTGTTGAGCCACGACTTGAGGAGGCGGTTGTTGTTTAGCTTGCTGTTCCTGCTGCGTAAGCGGACGAACAAGAGCGTATTTATGCGATACTCCCGTGGCATCCTGCATCATACGAATAAATTCATCAAAGTCTACTGTTTTGCCGGTACTGGAAAGTTCCGACATAAGGTTACCCTGGGAAAGAGCTTGCATCCAAAAGGGAATAACCTGCATTAATTTATCCCGTGTGACCATCTTTGAAGCCGCATACATACGGAATTGAACCTTACGTTGAGCCAAAGACGCATCAATAAAATAATGACCCGTAGAATTAGTAGCTGGTAAAGCTTCTCCAGGACGAGTATGAAATTGAAGAATATAGAATAACTTGTACAAAGTTGGGATAAGTAAGTAATTTTCAATATTCGCAACAATCGAACTAAGACGAGTAGAACTACCACCCTGCTGTGCTTGAATACCACCCAAAGTCCGGTTAGCATTAGACGGGCTAGGAACACTTCCTTGACCCATAGCATTGATACCCGTTCTTTTTTCGGAAGCTATCGTCATCCACTGGATATCATCGAATACATTTACAGTGTTGTTACCCACCTGCAAGAGACTAACATCGTCTTTATTATCACCGTTAAATATCTGACCTGGACGCCATTTCTGTTGAGCAGGAGTGATAAGAGAAGAACGTTTTTGGACCCGTGGCGGATGTAACTGGAGAGTCAATTCATCCAAGTGCCCGTTTAACAAGGCTTCCATGTACCGTTGGTTATTTTCCTGAACGTCACCAATGGACTGCCCGTAGAATCTACCCGGTACCACGTAGCAAGGGGCAAAACAGAAAGGAATAAACCCGTAAGGATTCGGCCCATTATACGCAACCCACTCTTTATTAAGAACCCAAATAATACGAGTTTTAGAATAATAGATTAGAACTTCAATTTTCTGGTCTGAAGGAAGAGGCAAATAATCCGAGAAACCTGGAGAATAATAGATACCCCGTAACGCTTCTTGAATCCGCTTAGTCTGTTCTGCCGGAGCTTGAGGAACGTTCTTGGCAAAATAGAATAATATCTCATTACTCGGAATCTTCATTCGATCATCCGAACGAAGTTGCATAATTTCGTCAATAGTCATAAACTTACGACGAATTACACTACGGGCTTCATCAACCGAGGGTACTGTAAGACCTGGATCAACATAAAAGTCTCTAAGATCCACCCATTGGACGGATGGTTGTTTAGCTACGGGGTCCCATTCAACTGATACCCCACCGTTACCATAGAGAAGAATATTCTTAATCGCAATTGTAAACTCACTAATGGAATTAGAACCCACTACCGTCTTAGGGTGTTCTAGGATATACGATAAAGCATCCTGTATCTGTTGTGCTTCCTGAGGCTGTGTACCCGGCTCTGCTTCTACACTAAACCAATCTGGGGCAATACCGAAAAGAGAGTTAACAACTGCTGGTAAAGCCGCTTCTACTTGGTCAAATACAATCTGATTAGTAAAAGCTGCCCGTGCTACGTTACTTCCATCCCATACACGCGGAGGTACATATCCAAAATATAAACTATCATGTGTAGACCAACGCCGATCATGATTCTGGGTCCGATACAACTCATATGCCCAATAAGTCTGATTAACCAACTCTTTAGCATACGCATCGGTAATAGACGTATCCTGTGGTTTAAGAGGCTCACTCTGTAGATCAACAAAATCTAACTGTGGAGGGCTTTGTTCAATCGGCACGATAGTATCCTAACTATATTGTACTAGGAATTGGGGTTAGTAAACCAATTCCCTTGCGTGGATTCAACTAACTCTTCTGTATATGGGTCTTCCAGCTTTAACCATTTGTCAAACGCCTTTGCCTGAACCTGTCGAAAAACTCTATTAACTCCTGCAGGATCATCTATTACCCCGGCTGGATTACGCTTAAGAGTAAAGGGGTTACCACGGCTTATTTCTCGCCCAAAGTAGTCTTTTTCGGCCAAAAAATCACTCAAAGTGTCCAAAATATCATCTGTAGCGGACGAGGGAAACTCTTCCATTTCCTTAATCATATGAGTCCAAGCGGCAGGGTCGATATCGTCTAAGAAACGTAAATAATCGTTTTTATACCAGGGTTGGATCATTTTATGAATACGATCAGCCTTGGAAGTTCGATTACCTCGTTTAATCGTCTCAATATTGAAATTTATACCCTTTGGACGCCATTTTGTCTCTAGGATACGATTAATCGTAGCCATAAGTCCCCGTAAATAGGAACTTTCCTCAATTTTGATACAACGTAGGTGTCGGTAGTGTTTTAAGGCTACTAAAAATATCTTTTCCACCGCTACATCGGCTAAAAACCGTCCCCAATGAATTTCTTCGATATATAACCTACCATCGCTGGCTATTGTACCCACCGTAATGACCGTATAGTTACTTCTAGGGTTATCTGTCTCGGTTAAATCGACACAAATTTCCTTATACGCGACTCTTACGTTATTTTCGAAGTCTTTACGGCTTATTTTCTTCGGAAATTCATTATTTACCGGAAAAGGCGTAGCCCCATCTACTCCAAGAACCGGGGAATTAAGTTTTTGGGTACTAAAAAGCCAAGGATCGTTCTTTTCTTCTTCTTCTAATTTCTGAACTGGGAACATTTCTTCCCATCGAGATATTCTATGGCCTTTTTCATCCTTTTTAAAGGGTATTTTACCCTCTTCTGGCGTAAATTTCTCCCCTCCCGGCACATCTCTGACTAAAGCACCCCTACAAAATATCTCATATTCACGATCTTCGAGCTTTTTTGCTAATTCTCTCTCAATAATCTTCCCGTAAGTGTCTCCAAAGTGATAACGAGTCCCTTCTACGTCTATCCAATAACGAGGATTGATAAGAAGGTTAAGAGAAATATCGAATTTTTTTCTAATTCTCTCCAAACCGTCTCCCGCTATGTTATTTTCGTCCACAATATCGCTAAATTTTATAACATGGAAGTGGTAACCAGCCGCTCCTTTTTCCACAGAACCCGTCATAATGGTTGGTTCCTTACGTACAATCTCTTTTAAACGGCCTTCCGAAGTGAACTCGGCCATCGTACCCCATTCCGAGATACTTTTCTTGGGACAATGTTCAGGAAAAAGCTCACGGAAACGGGGGTTGTACTGAAAATGACCCTTAATTTCGCTCAAAACGTCGCTAGCACGTTTATCAGAGGCCATTAAAAGTAAGATGGATATGTCGGGATAATTTAAAATCCACTGAATGGAATGAGCCATACAGTTAATCGTAGTTTTTAAAAAGGAACGACTGTCAAGAATAAGGCGTCTTTTCTTACCGGGTAGTTGCAACATAGGTACTATGGGTGTATAAACCCATTTCCCATTCACTAAACAATCATTTTGGGTAAATTGTTCTAAATTAGGTACTGGAAAATGCTGGAGAATGTCAATCGTAGGCTGATGAAGGGCATTCCACGGCCCACCATTTTTATCCGATACGTCTGGGTAATTTAAAACTTCTCGGCATAGATAACCCAAATCCGTTCGAGCTTTCCAGCGGGCTATTCTTAACTGCTTGTATTGATCGTTTGTTATTCCCATAAGAAGCTAATACTGGCTCCGGCCAACTTATCTCCCAGTCAATTTCAATAAGAAAGTCATCATCAAGGCGGGAAAGAGACATAAAGAACTCCTAGCCCTATTATATCGAGTCCACGTTTGGATTTGTAAATTATTCATAATAAAAGACTTATTGATTTACTGGAGGCACACTATTTCCTTCCACAAGAGTATTTAAAGCCCCAGTTGCCGGTGTCGTAGTAGTCGTACCAGTACACCCTACCGCGTCTCCGGGAACGTTTACTTGAGTCACGTAGGCTATTGGCATAAGAACCGTGGGTTGAAAGCCCCGAGGAACCAAAAACAATAGGGGTATAGCATCAGGTACACAGGCATTAAAGTTGAATAAAATTCCAACCCCGGTAAAAATACCCTGACCCGTAAAGGACCCGGACGCTTGAAAGACTGGAGGAGGAGGCGCAAATTGACTTGCATAAGTTCTTTTACGCTTAGTCGGATAACTTTCAAAGCGTATCTCTACTATACGCATGTAAGTTACCCACCTATTTCTTCAACTAGTGCCCCACCGGAAAGATGTACAGTTCCCGTAACGGTAGATAGAAGTTCAAATACCAAAGATTCACTAGGACCCACTACTGGAGGGCGAGGAAAGGGATAGTCATAACCATTAAATACATGAGTACTATCTTCTCGAATCGTAATCGCAGTACCGGAAGTTGTAGCCTTAGCGGTATTATTTGCCAGAGCCGTAAAAGAAGCCGCTGCATCGCCTGGATCTACTTTTTGCGGAGTAGGAGTACTACCACCGGAACCATCGGTAACCGTAGCGGGAAGAAATCTAACACGTAAAGAGAGCATTTGGCTTGTGGGAATAGTAGTGTCAGTTGCGCCTGTCCACACTTCAAGTACCCTAAGCATTTTGCCAGTCGCACCTTTAATTTGTAATAGATCCTGTGCCGCACTAACGGCTACTTGTTCAAAAGTTACTGTATACGTTCTCGGCATTTAATAGCTCTCCATCTACTATTATACGTGTTGTTTCTCGGGGAGGAACATAACCTGTACCGCCTGGTCCTGTACCTGTTGTAAATATCATGTTATTGGGTTTATAAGCATAAAGCGACATAGGGCTAATATATAACCGTTGGACTTCTGGGGCTGTTAATTCTCGACTCCAAATACTTGCACCCCATACTGATCCAGTACAGAAACGATTAGCAAAAGATGAACCGCCACCAACGAGTATTTTTTGAGCCGCTGTTCCAATTGCTGGTCCCCCAATACCGCCCATTGTTCCAACTATCTGTCCATTCAACCACATACGAGTGTTACCGACTCGACCAAAAGTGAAACCAATATGATTCCAAACCTTAGCAGTTAAGGCCCCACTTATAGGGTCAGTATTACCCGTATTAAAATATAAAGCTAAATCGTTAGAGGGATTGACAAGTATTTCCCAATTAAAACCCCCTGCTCCATCCTCCTGTGAAAACAACATTTGATAACCACCGGAAAAGGATGTAAAATTGGCCCATATAAAGGCACTAAATCCAACCACCGTACCACCGTTAGTTACCGGAGTGAAGTTATTAGCCGTTTTAACCCCTGTCGTACTCCCGTCCAGTTTCAAACATGCCCCAAAAGGACTTGCACCCCAACTAACCGTTCCATTAATTGTACCGGGGTGAACCATATAGAGATCGTTAGCTACCGTCCCGGCCCCTTCGGACATAGGCATTAAGAATGATTGATCGAGAGATAAGGCGGAATTTGGGCTTTGGGTTACAGCATATTGGGTATTAAATCGCCTTGGCAGAAACATTTTGGGTATTAAGCTACCGTAGCTTGTACTCCCTGATACCACGCAGATCCAATACTCGCATCAAAAGATCCGCCTGTATTATTTGTCACCACAATACCCCAATGATCGGGTAAAATTCCTCCAAAAGCAGCGGCTATAGAGAAAGGACCCGCCTCATAGGTCGTAGAAGTCGCAACCATATTAATTACCCCAATAGGTTTCATGTTAGGCGGGTTAGTAAGCGTAATAGACCCATCAGTACCGGAAGCTCCGTCTGTATAAGTCGTACCACCATCCGCCGTTCCATAAGCATATACGGTCGCATAACTACCAGATGCCGGACCCGATGAAGCACTTTTAATCTTAAGAAAGACTAAAGCATCAAGAAATAAATTAGTCGTATTATCCACTGCCGTAGACTGCCGGGAACTACCATTTCCTAAAGATGTAAGAGTACAAGTAATCGCTTGATTATTTGTCCCATATTTCATTGATACTGTAGACATGTTTACTCCGTATTATTGAAAAGCTGCCGTTAAGTTCCCTATTGCAGTCTGAAAAATTGACCCCGAATTAATTAAAATAGACGAGGCTAGGGGTGTGAACATCAACATATTACCTCCGCTAACTGCATCAAAAAGAGCTAAGTATGTTATCGCGCCCCAATTCGTGCTGGCAGTAGGAAAAGTAATAACTGCATTATTAGCGACACTAAGATTACTACCCACAGAAGCCCACGAGATAGCTTGTCGGACATAACCGCTTCCTCCCGAAGTACTTACTTCTGTACCAGAGTTATTTGGGTTTGGATTGGTGGTATAAAGAGCAAGATAAACTGTAGTCGGGGCTGTCCATTGCCCTTGGTTAGTAAGAGTAAGTAAGAGCTTGTTTATTAAGTAGTTGCTTAATACTAAAGGACAAGACATACATACTTACCGCCCCTCTAACAAGTAAAGTCCAAAGGTAAGAGTTTCTAATGCCGGTTCGGGTAATACAAACTTAATATACATCAAGCCGGTAGACCAATCAGGATCTAAAGTTTGAATATAGTATAGATCCAACGGGTAAACTATTGGTTGTCCTGCAAAATCCTGAACCTTACCAAAATTAAGTCCATCCGGCGAACCGTATAAAAAGAAATTAGAAGCCTTGGAATATTCAGGAACAAATACGGTAACTAATTGGAAATGTCCAAGTGTAAACGCTTCACTTTCCCGTTCACCCTTTTTAATCTGAAGTTGCTTCATACATTAGACCGCATTGTAACGAACAGAAACACCCACCTGAATACCCGTAGCCGCCAGTCCAGCCGCAGCCGATCCCGCAGACAGGAAGCCATAGTCAATAGACACTTGGTCACCCTTTTGGAAAGTATTAGAAGCCGCATTCACAACAGCCGAAGTAACCGCACCCAAAGAGTTTGTACTGTTATTACTCCGCGATCTATTATTAGCCGCAGAAGCCGCACCCATATTAATCGAAGGCTGTGTACTCAAGATACCAACGGAATTAATACGAACATTGGCGTTAGCAGTACCCGAGACAAACCCTGAAGCACTAACTGCCGTCTGAGCCAAAGCAACCCAAGCGTCAACCACCTGTCCCGGATGATTCGCCACGAAAAGAGGAACAATCTGAGCCGAGGTAGCATTGGTGCAAGCGGAAGTTTCCGATACTTGCGGATTATAGAAGTATTCCTGTTCCAAACTAAAATATTGTGTCTGAGCCATGTTTAAACCTTAAAGAACAACCAAATTGACCTGAGTTCCAGCAGCCGGAGTAATCGTAGAAATTGTAATATTCGACATTGTAAGCTGCAAAGTACCAGTAGCCGTAATATCTGCTCGATCAATAACCAAACCTGCTACGTTATTTGGGAGAGCAAAATTAGCCACAACAAGAGAATCAGTAGTCAAGTCCGCGATACTTCCCCCACCAGCCTGAATACCACCACTCGCCGAATAAGTTTCCGTAACCGTGGTCATACCAGGAACGGCAGTAATATTTAGAGCCAAAGGACGGACGTACTGATAACTTCCGGAACCCGCTCGAAAACTTTGTGTAATAGCCATGTATCCGTATTAATTTCCTATCTTTAGTTTAACATACCATTTATGGGGAAGTCTGTGAAATATTAGGTACAATTGTCAATGTCCCATACATCACGGTAAACACATGTCCGCCACTATCCGTATACTGAAGATCATACACAGGATCGACCTTATGGAAAGGGATAGCGTTGATATTTGTAAGTGACCGGGCTATTGTAATCGTAGCCGTACCTAAGGACTGATTAATCCACGCGATACCGCTACTAGGACTTGTGACTGTAAATATCTCATTTCCATCGGTATCCTGGGGTTTCCACTTAGCCGTAAAACGCAACGAACCTCCAGTACAGTTAACTGCGTTACCGTTCAATATGACCTGGATATTAAACGAATAATCGTTAGCCCGCACCATTTTGAGATTTAAGTTCAAGAAGTCTCTCCCATACGGTTGTGTCGCATTACAAAAAGTATAAATAACTGGTGGATCTACTGCCGTTGTTGTTGCCGCTACGTTTGCCGCTGGAGCATTTGCTAAGAAACAAGCGTTTAAGGCTACGCCAGCAATTAATCCCTGTCCTTCGCCAAGTATTCCAAAAGCTCCCGCCTGTGCTGGATGAGCCGCCCCTACGTTTATCTGTTTTGCATTGGCTACAGGTATCTTGCTGTAAAAGACTAGAAAGGACTTTTTGTGTAGAATCGCTTTGACAAATGTTTGCGCCATGCATGACTACGCCGTAGTAGCGAACATAATACTATTGTGATTACCTTCCCCGAAAGTCCAAAAAGTATGCGATGGACTATCGAAAACTGCTGTCTGGTCTAAAGAAAGGGCTGTTCGAACCATAGCCGCATCCCATACTTGACCAATAATCTTAGCCGTTGCTCCCGACGTAGTACCCCAACATAAAAAGGGTTCGTTAAGAAGAAACGAGTTGTCATACCATTGGAGATCCGCATTAAGTCCGCTAGCAAACACGGTACCAGGAGTTACAATCTGTACACTAGCGGTATCGCTACCACTAGCGTTAGTTACACCGGCTCCGTTTACAATCCACCACGCCCCGTTAGTATAATAAGCCTGATTCCTAAACGTAGCATGGGAATTATTAAAAGCCTGTGACGACCAAATAGCTTCGTTAACCGTATTCCCTATCGTTATATCAGAACAATAAGCGGTATTTGCGTTATACGTTCCATTACCTGTACTACCATTAAGAGTAAAGTTATTAGCATCTACTACGGTAATATTAAAAATTCCATTAATCGCTGTATTACCTGTACCCCCTACAATAATTACTTGATCCCCTGTCGTAAATCCATGAGAAGCAATAGTACATTGAATTGGACTGGCATTTGTAGCGGCTGAAATAGTTGGGGCTTGTAACTGGGAAGTAATAAACGGAACTCCCATACCCATCCCATTCCCCACTGTACCCGCTGCTGTTGATCCAGGAACAAATACCACAAACTGATACTTACTTGCAATCATTTTGTACGTAGTATTACTGGAAATAACCGTCCCACTACCATTAACCATATAGCCTGTACTAGACGAAGGCTTACGGCTTCCGGTACGATCCTGGGCATATAAGGTAATAGCAGTACCGGGTAGATAGAAACTACCACTATTTGTAAACTCGACTAATGTAGCGGCAAGGCCCTGAGGAGTGATAGCAGTAGTAAATTGATTTTGACCACCAGATAAAGTACTACTCGCCCAAGTTGCATTAATTGTTCCCGTTGTACTAGCAGCCGCCCCATTACCTGCACTACCAGCCGTCTTATACGTAACCGTAAGTGTCGTAGCTGTTCCACTGGCCGTCATATTCGGGGGTAGGACAATTGAAGATCCATACTTGGTACCTGACCCCGCACCCCCTGTAAGAGCATTAACCGCGTTTTGAATCGTTAACGCAAGGGTAGTATCAATTAATATCTGATTACCCGTAGGACCAGAAGAAACAAACGTATACGTTTGGTTATTGGGACTATTATCTAACGTGAATGTACTATTAGCAGCCGGTTGGCTAGAAAAAGTCAACACGTCAGAAGCCGCTACCTGTGCTAGTGTCCAGCCAGCCGCTTGTAAGTTAGTGATTAGAAACGACTCAAAGTCTACGGACGGCTGAGTACTACCAGTAGTAACGGAATATATAGCTGTATTCCCGCTATACTGAATAGCCATATATTAACCGTTTGTAGCCAAATCGTTAGCAGCCGCACGCAAGGCAACCTGGAAAGCAACACCAAGCAACTTAGTTGTAGTCGTGGTGGGGTTACTAAAGTTCGATTCAACGTGAGGAATCGTCACAGAAGTACCACCCGAGGCAATAGTGCCAGGGTTACGAAGAACGGCAATGCTGTAATTCTGGTTACCATCGTTGGTAATGTTAATGCTGTAAGCAGTTGTAGAAGCCATGTAAAGAAAACTTAATCTCCTATCTAAGAGTATCATATATTGACATGACCTCCACCTTATGGTATGCTTAGGTATGGTTAAAGGCTATACGATTCGAAAACGTAAAGATTGTGATAGATATGAACTAATCGTGAGGGATAAGAACTATGGGCGATTTTATGGGGGTCTTTTCACATCTGAAAAAGCAGCTAAAAAAGCTTACAAGGAGCGTTGGCATGTTCAGCCGACAGGAAAGCTACACACAGGCACTTCTTAAAAAGTTCAAAGGTGCCGGAGATAAGACGGATTACGTAACGTATTGGATTCCGTCAGGGTTTGCTGATCCTAAGAAACACCTTATTATCAAGGGGATAGAGTATAAGATTGTAGAACTCTATGCCACATATAAGAAAGAACATGTAGAGGCATATCCGAAGGTTTTTAAAACTGCTATCCCCGAAATTGGAACGTAGCTTACTGAAGAGTACGGAACTGACAAGCCAGAGTTACAGCATTGGTTTGGTTACCCGTGGTAATAGTACCGTTGCTAATAGTCCCCGACACAAACCGAATCCAATTCACACCCATAAAATCATCAAAACGGGTACAAATGATTACTCCCGCAGCCGCTTGGGTCGCAGTGTAGGCCACATACGCACCACTAGCGGAACTGAACATAGGGAAGAAGTTAGCTCCATCAAAAGATCCCTGTAGGACAAGACCATTAGAAGTCCATCCCGAAGGTACAAGAACCGCAACCAATTGCATTTCCGTTCCTGGAGTTGGGATAGAAGTTGAAGTATTTCCGCCTGCTGAGATTGTTGCTGAAGTTATTGGATTCGCCATGTTTCCTATAACTAGTATAACTTAAAAAGTCTCTTCCCAAAAGGTTATGAGAGATGATTTTTTAGATATCCCATATATGGCCGATGTATTCATTATCTCAATATCTCCAGGAGAATGTAGTAGGTAGCCGGTGGTGAGAGTTACACTGCTATTACCTAGAAACACATCATTACCCGAGTTATTTGATACTATTAACCGTGTCCGGTGAGAGTTAGGTGAGAGTATTAGTACCTTCGTGGCACCTAACGTTACCTGTCCTGTATTGAACGTGGGCGCACTATTGGTAAAGTTTAAATTTAAATCATTACCCTGTGCGTCTACAATCCGTACAGTTGGAATATTGTTTACTAACACACATTACGCTCTACTTTAATTCTCCCATTCCACTTGACTTCCACTCAGGGCCATGATACAATACTTGTAGACCCCCCCGAAGGGTCAGGAGAGGGTTGTATGGCGGTTTTCCTCCTTTCGCTGCCATCCCCTTTCCGGCCTTTCATAGTCCTTTTTAAAAAACTAACTCCTTTATTTTCAACTACATAGGGCAAAAGCGGCCCTAGTGTTTTTAGGTCAGTAAGTCTTTTGTTTTCAACTAGTTACATTTTTGAAGGGGGACCGTAGATACTTTGAATTTCCTTGGATAGCTCACCGGGGCTTACTTTCCAACGTTTCTCGCTATTCGCAGCAAGCAACCCGGTACCTTCTAAGACTTCGAAACATACTTCACTACAAAACCGGTCCCTATCATCATGGACTTTCCAAGGACCCAAGAACCCTAGTAACCCTAACCAATCGTACTTTTTACCTGTCAAGAGTTTTGCAAAATTAAAAACTTTTAATCCAACTTGATTATCCAAAGAAAGGGTGTATACGTCGAATAATCCTTTTAACTCTATTATCTTGAAACCACTTTGCTCTCCTTCTCGGGCACTGAAGCAATACGCCATATCCACCGGCCCATCTAACCACAACTCACAATGGCTATAAGGGCTATGTGTCCACCACCCAATTCCCTTACTCCAAAAACTCCCTGTATCCTTGGCCCTTTTAAAAGCAATTTTAATAAACACGATGGTAACCTCGTACTTTAATTATAAAAAATTTTTCAAAATCAAATACTTACTCCATTACACGGGAAGCTCCTGGGTCGCTTCCGCAGCCACCCCCCCACCCAAGGTACTGGTACGGGGGTCCTACGGGGGTACTTAAGTACTACGGAACCTTCTTGGTACTTTGGTACTAAGGTCTGGAATGTAAAGAATTGTAAAGATTTGTAAAGTAACGGGCACGTAGTATAGTACGATAGTTCTAATAGTAATAGCCCAATAGTACTAAAGCCAATAGTACTATAGTATTACGCCAGTAGTACTAAGTATAAAATGAACCGTTAGTACTACGTGCCATACTGTCTTTACGGTATACCGTACTAGGGTAAAAAAGTTATTGACTTCCGGGGGACTGTGTGATAGCGTTTGGCCCGTGAAATAGGGCATTTGGTTAATAAAACGAGTTAACTATGGTTAACATGGAAACTTAATCGTCGGTATTATTAGCCCGGATTGTGGCGAATAATGGGCGAATAAATTAACGCGTAAGTGACTGATAATCCCAAAAATGGACATAGCGTTTAAAAGTGATTAGAAGCCCGTGGTAGGGACGAATTATTTTCAGGCCTGTTAGACATGTCCCCTGAAAGGCGATTAAATGGTCGGGCTGTAATGAAAATGGCCCTTTACTTGCTAGGTAAAAGGCCCTTGGAGGTTTGGCTATTTGCGTGCTTAGTAACGTCTGGCACGTCTCTTACGTTTTTTCCCCGGTACATATTTGGGGACATACGGTACATATTTGGGGACATATGGTACTGATTCGACTTTGGGCGTTTCGAGCTTAGACTCTGGGGGAAGGTTAATGACAATGCCAAGCTTGGCTAGTTCCTTCACAATCCACTCTTGAGCCGCACGTGGATTATTCCATTGACAGTCCCCCCACATTGCTGAACCAAGGTAAACATCATAACCACGGGTAGCTAATGTTTCGGGGAATGGGTCTGAAGGATAACCGTACATGGAGGTAGGATAAACAGTATACTTTTGTAATAGATCCTTGGACGGTAGAGTTTCAAACCAAGCAAACCCGTGACGGCGAAACATACTGGAATGGGCCAAAGCGTAGGATAAACGGTCAAGGTCGAAGTCTTGATTAAAGTGTTTCACTTCGACAGTACACAGGATGCGGTCACCCGTGTAATTGTAATTTACTCCTATCATCACCAGAACGTCTATTTGGGTACGGATTCCCATGTAGTCTAAAAGACGGGAAAGGGCCAATATACAAGCGCCACGGGCCGTCATAGTCTCGGTTGAGATACCACAAGAGGCTGAAAGATTAACACCAATTTTGGCCGTAGTCTTACCATTCACTATGACAGTTTCAGACTCGCCCATTGCAAGCCAGTGTTCTGGTTCGCCCTCATGCCAGCGTCCGACATCCAAGTTAATACCCTCGGTTAAGTATTGAGGTTCGGGTTTACCTGCATACTGAGAGATAAAGCTAAAGAGAGACGTAGCAAGATCGTTTATTTTGTCCTTACCCTCGGGCCATCCGTTATGCGCTAGTTCACATGCTTTAGGCCATGTTGCAGCATGGAGGTTACCATAACCTGATGATGTATCACGACTACGAGAGTCACTTGCACGTTTACCCTCGGGTATTAGACAAGGTGCGTTTTCACAATGGTCTAGGAACGCGTGCCAATCGGTAAAGGTTTGCTCGTAGTCGTATTTCATGCGGCTGTAACCTCCATTTCAGACTTCGGAGTAACCTTTACTCTCATAGTCTTACGGCATGAGTCTAGGGAAGCAAGTGGGAATTGGGTTAACAGCTTTTCACGGGTAGACTTGTCAAGTCCCTTGAAAACACATGCATCGGCCACAAGGGTAGCGGAGAGATCCGTATAGCCTAGAAGTTTTGCGCCGTCATAGGTGGCTCGGGGTGTAGCGAATACTTTACCATGCTTTCCAGACATAGCCTCAGGCCGAATGCCTTGCACCCATTGAATCCACGGGGTACAGTTGGGATTAATACTCAGCGCTACCCCTTGCTCAAGGTTCTGATCGTATTCGACATGGAAAAACTTGGCGCGGTCCATTGTGGGGAACTCTTGCGCTACAGCTTCGGGGAAATATTCGTCACGGCCACGCATAGAAGTGTTTCCTGCCATAAGAACGTAGGATTCAGAGTGACGGGAGATTGGGTGTTCATGGCCACGAGCATCAATGTAACCGTTAGCTAAGAACCCATTTAGCAAGGTGGTAATGTGAGACGGCCACCTGTCGAATTCATCGAAGAAAATAAGTGAAGGACGTTGGACAGCATTAATGAACCGTTGCTCTTGTTTCCCGCCGTTACCGTCAATAAAACCTTTTAAAACAGACTCGGGAGACATTTTACCGATTTGAAATGGGTGGAACTCCAAGCCTAGTAAGTCTGCTATTTGACGGGCCATAAAAGTCTTACCCGCACCCGCTGCACCATAGATATAAACGTTTTGGGCCACTAGCAGCATTTCAGCGATGGTCGGAACGTCCTTATGGACTAGGCCTTCAAGCTTACGTGTGGTGTCCGGGGTAACGAATTCGATACGAGATTCCTTAACACTATGCTTGCGAACTAGGTCGATAACCCGTGTTTCGTCAATGGATTGGACGTTTAAAGCGGACATAGCAGCGGAAACGGCCTGATCCACTTTAGCGTCAAGGTTCTCAAGAGATTGAATCTTAGAAGCCAAGGGGCCTAACATTACGTTTGCTAGCGCTTGGATGGCCGTAGTTGCTTCAGAGGGTGACGGAATAGGTTCGGGTATGGGTGTGGGTTTGGGTGTGTCTACAGGCATGTACACATCGTCCTTTGGCGGGGTAAACGGGTTCGGCTCTGGTAATGGAGTTTCATTATCCTCTGACGGTTCTGGTTCACCCTGAATCAAATATTCGCCAGAGGGTAATGTACCAGTATAGTAAGAATCGAAGTCTCTCTGATCGTCCCAACATTTAGGGTGATAGGAACGTCCTTTACCCCTAGAGTCATTACACCAGATTATCTTGGAACCAAGATTTACAGGTAACCCGCACTTTTTACAGCGAGTATGAGGATACTTTGAGTTGAATGCTTTGACGATCATGTTAGTTAACCTCCATTGCGAAGTTCGCCAAAACGAATCCGTTTAAATCTTCAACCATACCGTTAACCTTTTGGGCCAGCAGTACGGCGGTGTCGAGAGTATGAACGCGGAGGGAATTAAACCCGGCTGCGTCCACATAGAGAACCCAATAGTCATTTTGCATAAGTTAGAAACCTCCACCCCTATTATCGGCGAAAAAGAGAGAATTATGTGTAAATGTTTGTAAAGGGGTGACGGGTAGTAGTGGTGCTACGCTACAGGTCGAAGTGGATAATAACCTTTCATCTTTACCCACGTACGCCAGCCTGGATTAGTCGTTGGGTTCTTTTTAATGGCGACGATCAAAGCCTTATAGGTAGGATAGCCTTTATGATCCAATCGCCATAACATATTATCACTACCATACCAATACCAGTAGAAAAGTTTATTTACCCGGCGATAAAGTATCATATAATCAAAATCATAAAATCCCTACTCACTCCTATTCGAATAGCGCGCTTATAACCTGGGGCCTCTTGAATAGCGCGACAAGGGACAGTAGTAAACACATAGCACCCAAGACTAGAAGTAACCCCGGCTCTGGCGTAACGTGACAGTCCGAATAGTGAGAGTCGTAGTGCGGGTTGTCAGGGCCTAGTGTGGGAAACCAGGATTGGGGTTTAACGGAACATATCTCAGTACGCCAGTCGTCCCAATTACGTATACATATTACGGTGTTATCCCGGTTACCATAGTGCGCCGTGTCAGTGGTAAACTCATGGTCAATGGCTAGCAGGTCGGATAAATTGAATGCAAGATCCTGGGGGCTACCAGATGGAAGTTGAGGAATTAGCATTCAGGTTCTACCTTTGTAATTTTAACAGGGTAATATTTACAGGAAGTTCTATTACTAACACTCCCGAATATTACTCGACAACCTGTCAAATTATCTATACCCAATTCGCCTTGTTCTAAATAACGTGGCGTTCTTTCAGTGACTTCGACAATAAACTTTGGCAAAGGGTTCGACCTTTCGAAGGATAAGACGTTTACCGTGAGCATATTCTTCAATTGTCGAATTTTTTGCTTTAGCCTGCTCCGGCTTATTATAAGCACTTAAATAATATTCATATATTTCGGGTATTCGAAAATCACCAGTAAACTCATAACCCTCGGGCGGTACACAATATCCCTTAGGCGATTCTTCGCTACAAGTATAATTCCATGGGGGGCGGTTTCAGGGCTATCTTCGTCAAATTTGGCTAAATACTTCAAAATAGGTACTTTCATATTAATCTCTTTTTAGTCGTCTAAGTCCTTTAAATTGTCTAATGTGTAATCCTTAATACACTCACCCCAACATGAATTAGAGCCGCAGTAAGGGCACGTTAGAGTATCAAAATCAGGATCTATCATTGGTTGTTCGTATGGTTGTTCGTATGGTCGTTTATGTTTTGGAGTCAGGGGCATTTAGTTTAAACATCCTTTCCAACTCATCAATACCCGGTGTCTCTTGGGCGATAAGGGCTTTTTGACGTTCCATTTCACGGCCAATTTCCAAGGCTTGGATAATGACTTCTGCAAAGGCCTGTTGAGGCTTGGATAAATTATTATCCATACAGTATTTCATGGCGCGAAGACCAGAAAAAACAAATTTCTCAAAAGACTTGGACTCATAGAGACAATTACTGTCGGCCATGAAGTCAAGTATCTTGTTAAGATCGGGGGTTTCGTCTTTAGGGAAGAAAGCGTTAACTTTCTCTTTCATTTGGTCATATGCACGTTCGAAGAGATCGGCGGTAGTAATGTTGGTAGTCATTTGGATTCCTTTCGTAATTAAAGCTTATCAAACATGGGCGCGTAGGTCAAGTGAAAAATGATTAAAGTTCCTTAATATCTTGTGGGTCACTTTCCGCCGTCTCAATATCTACCGTCCCTTTGTCCAACTGATCGGACTCGTATTTAAGGAACGCAAAGTTTTTAATCTTGAAGGGTTCGCAGGAATATAGTTTATCAGCTTTCACTACTACACCTTCTGCGGGGACTTCGTTATTATTGAAAATACAGGGTAAATCGCCAAGATATTCCTTTTCCACGTCTTGCAGGAAATCACTTTGCCAGTCCTGTATTAAACCCGGCTTTGTAGTACAGAATTTACTAGCCTTTCCATAATAGTGCTCAACCACCGTATGCAAGCCCCATTTTTCACAAGCTTCTTTAATTTGGGGCCAAGAGTATTCTGTTACTTGTCCATCAGTATCCGTATGGGTAATACGATATACAATAAACAAGTGACTACCCTTTTCACAACCATAATGATAACCCGGTTGAATAGGACTTCCCTCCGGGGTATAGCCCACTATCTCGCCGTACACAGTAACGCCTTTAGGCAGGACAGGGAAAACTTCCTTTCCCACGATACCCCAAATATCTGAGGGGTAGAAATGTACTGCGGTATGACGTTCCTCTTGGGCTATACCCTTTACGACACGTCGGGAGGACCATATATACTCGTAACAAGTATCTTGAATACGGACGCCTACTAGCTTTAGCAACTTTTCGAACCAAGATAGCGGACGCTTACACAGGACGTTTGCGTAGACAGCGGATGTCCCATGCCATTTGTCAGTAATACTAATGATATCCCATGGGTTAATACGGTGTACGTTTTTCCGAAGTTGCTCCGTGTCTACATGGAAATGGAACTGTCCGTCTACAATACGATCTTCAATACGGGGAGCTTTACGACCCTGCTTATCACGCGTGGAAGCGGGATTATGGGCCGGTACGTACTTACGGCATATCTCATGGTCCCCCAGGGTATCGAATTCACTTCCTAGGGGCAGTTCTCCAATATTAAGATAGCTTAATGCATCCTGGGGTATCCAGAAACCTTCTGACTTGTGGCCGCGAAACTTGACCGCCTTAACACGTCTGGATTGTTCAAAGAAACCACCACGGGCAAGTGGGTCTACATTTCCCCATTCGGCCTTACGATAGAGATTGTTATGGGATACAAATTCGTGGGATAATTGGCATTCAAGGGGAAAGTAAAGACCGATGTCTCCGGGTTGACATTCTTTCCCTACTATGATATGATTACCCTGCACTATGGCACCCTTGACGTTATCGCAATTAGGCAGGGTTACAAATTTGTCCAATGCTACCACCGTGGCACAGTAGTTTGGGTTTTTTGGGGCGGCTAGTTTCATAATGCTATGAGGATAGCGTAACACAGGTGAGATAGATTGTCAAGACCTTTTGTTCAGGTTGTTCAGGACCTAGTGTTAAAAATTCTTAATACAATTCTTGTTGACAATCCATGCCTCTTGTGTTAGTCTTAATTTAAGCTTGAAAGGCGAACGAGGATTGGGATCAATAAAGGCGAAATACCTATACAAGGCCTTGTTACGTAATGGGTGGGCCGTAGATGGACAAACGGGTTCGCATGTAAAGTTTGTTTCTAGTAACCCCGCTTCGCCACGCAAACACTTTACCCTGTGTTTTCAGAAGGGCGTAGAAGTAGGGCCTAAGATGCTGGCAAGGATACTTAAGGATACAGGACTACGATACGAGGATCTATGATTACGAATAAAGGTGACTGGACTCCAGAACTTTTACACTTGACACAAGCTGTCGTTAATGGTATAACTAAACTTCGTCATGTGACAGAGGATCTTAAGACGGCGGAACAGGAATGGGATGACCCACAAACTTTTATGTTTTTCCTGAAACGGGCGCATAATGACGTGGTGGAAGTTATTGATACCCTAAGGCTTACTGTGAAGGGAAGAATATGAAGTTATATAAATTGACTACACAAGACGGTAAAACACGTCCTGGTCAAAGTAATGAAACACAATGGGGCGAAGGTGTAACTCATACGGCTAAAGGGACTGGTGGATTGTGTACGGACGGAGTTATTCATGCCTATACGTCCCCGTTACTGGCTGTTCTATTAAACCCTTCTCATGCAAATATTAAAGACCCTATCTTATGGGAAGCAAAAGGGAAGATTGTCAAATCCGAACCCTGTAAGTGCGGAGTTAAAACACTTACTACTATTCGACAGATTCCATTACCTGAAATTTCTACAGAACAAAAAATACGCTTTGCAATTGGATGTGCATTAACTTTTTATAAAAATTCTAAGTTTAAAATTTGGGCTTTAAATTGGTTAGCTAATATTGATAGAAGCTATACTGCTGCTAATGCTGCTTATGCTGCTGCTAAGGCTGCTAATGCTGCTAATGCTGCTGTTAATGCTGCTTATGATGCTGCTAAGGCTGTTAATGCTGCTTATGCTGATGTTAATGCTGCTTATGCTGCTGCTAATGCTGCTAATGCTGCTGCTCGTGCTTCTCATTTTATTAATCTATTAAAAATTGCAGAATGGGCCATGACGGAGGAACCCTGGAATGAATAATCAACGTAGATGTAAATGGTGTGGACGGTGGATGTCAAAGTGGCATAAAGAGGCTAATTTTTATCTATGTCCTAATTGTTTTGCCGAACCTGCGGGTATGAGTACGAACGATGATTATAGACGCGAAGCCCATAGGGACAGACTTGAAAAGTACTTTGCATGGGTAGGTACCGGGCTACTATGTACTATTGCGTGGTTGAGTATTCTGTGGTATGCTTTTAGCTACTTTGGAAGGCACTAAATGGTCGTGGTAATAGCGTTATGGCTGTGCGTAACTCGTCGTTTACCGCAGTTACTACGTACTGTAAGCTATCTGACACTTTGTAAGTTCGCGGTGTGGTTGTTAGTGATCGTTATTAAGAAAGGAACCTTATGAAACGCTTGGATAAGATGCAAGACGGTGACGTAATGATTTTTGATCTCAAGTGCGGCGCACATGTTGAGATTAAACGCCATACAGGAAAAAGGGATACAAAGACCCATTCAATCTGTATAAAAAGGGATACGAAATTTATATCAAAGATCCATTGCTTTTTGCTATTACAAAGACTTTTGATAACAAAGACAACTGGAGTTTTGAGCAAGGACATTATAATTCAAAAGAACTTAAGTTCTATATTTGGGACGATGCGATTGATTTTTTAATTCGATTGCTAGCCCCGGTGGCAAAGGCACGTAGTAAGAAAGGAAAGAAAAATGCTAAAAGTTAGTATTGATCGTAGTAAGTGGGCGGTGTATCCGAATAAGCGGGCCTTAGTCGCGTTAGCAAGTTTTCTTTTTACAAGTTTTTCTTTTCTGGTGGGGACCGGGTTGGGAAGGCTGGTAAGAAGAGTTTGAAAAGGATAGGGTTAATGGGGTTTTTAACACTAGGTCACAAAAACAATAGGACCTGTTAGAACCCAAACTATCCTTTTCTAAACTATAAGTTATTGATAATAAAGGAGTTAATGGTAAGGATGGAAACTACTAAGGAAACATGCCCGTACTGTGGGAGTGATGATTTGTATTGGGATAACGTGAGTATTGCTTGTAGGTTTGCTTCCTTATTTTGCCGGAAGTGTGAACGGTATATTAGGGAGTTTAACGTATGAACGAAAGCAGTAAGGGCATTAAACTTAACACATTACCGGGAGAATACTAATATGGAAATTGAAGTTCATGAACCCCGTAGTATATATGAGAAAGACTATCACTGCGAGATGTGCGGTAAGTATGTCAAAAAGACCAAAATGACGTATAAAGAGTATCAGGTTCATAAAAACATTCCCATTGTCCAGTATGTGAGCCAAAGTTTAAGGAAAGAATAAAGGAACATAAAGAAAATTTCAAGAAAATGTGGATATAACTATGTGCCTAGATACTATTACGCGTCGTATCGAAGAACAAGACGTAACAGACGAAGTTGTAAAAGTTAGGAAATATTTTATTCGATATAGTAACGATGAAGATTGGTACGGTTCAGTATGTGGAACTTATCGTTATCCACAACAATTTAACGTATGGATTAAAGCCTCTGATATTAAAGTGAATACTAAAACTTTAGCAACTTTAGCTTCTCAGAGGATTTCTTCTGTCTTAGTTGCAAACTGTCCTTCAAATCCGTTAGGCGGTTGGAAAGATGATTTATATCCGGCAGGATTTCATGGATACCCAGGAGACTTACCCGAGTTCCGACCATATGGCTGTTTCCTTGTTACAGTGGAGTTTCGAAAGGTCCATACTTATGGGACGCAAGAAGGGGTACCTGTGATAGTGGCACATGAAATGCGAATAACCAGGGAGGATAAGTAATATGTGCATGAATAAAGTGACTAATACCTTTGACCCGCCCCTGACCCATGAGGTTAAGGCTTGGAAGGTACTTTATAAAAACGAGGATAATGGTAAATACTATTCCGAATTTAGAAGACATATGCACCCAAATGGGTTTAAGCCTAATAGATGGTATGTAAATAAGGGTAGTAAACCTATTTACACATATGATAGTTCCTATCCAATAGGTTTTCACGCGTTTACTACAAAGAAGGGTGCTGAGAATTGGGCATTTAGTGACATGTATGTAGTACCCGTACTGTTAACTAACATTGTGGCCCGTGGTAGGCAAGATGGGCACATATGTATCGTGGCTCGTAAGATGAAAATCCTAGAAAAGAAGAAAGGTAAATAAAGGAACCCGGCGTATGAAACTATACATGACTAAAGGACTTCCAGGGTCCGGTAAAACTACTTGGGCGCGGGATATGATGAAAGTTAATGATTCGATTAAGCGGGTTAATAAAGACGATATTCGGGCTATGATTGGTAAGACTCGGGAAAATGTGGTCTTAGATATTCGAAACGATATCATTTGTCAGCTTATGAAAGCAAATTATAGCGTTATCGTAGACGATACTAACTTTAATCCTATTCATGAACTAAAACTCAAAGAAATAGCTAGTATTTTCGGGGCTGAGTTTGAAATTAAGGACCTTACCCACGTCACTTTGGAAGAATGTATTGCTAATGACCGTAAGAGATTGGGTACATTAGGCCACGTTGGAGAGAAGGTTATTCGAGACATGCATAAGAAGTACCTAAGTAAATATCCGTTTCAAAAAGAGGCGCTTATTTATCCTGAACCCCCGGCTTATAACCCTACCTTACCGGACTGCATTATAGTAGATATTGACGGTACTGTGGCAACTATGAACGGACGTGGACCCTATGACTGGGATAAAGTAGATACAGACTTGCCCCGTAAAGAAGTATTAAAAATTATCAAGAGTGTAAAACTGGGAAGTGGAGCAGAGGTTATTTTTGTAAGTGGCCGGGATGGGTCTTGTAGGCGTAAAACTATCTATTGGCTTCAGAGTAATTTTGATTGGTCGCCTTTTCACCTATATATGCGAGAAGCCGGAGACATGAGACGAGATAGCGTGGTCAAGCGGGAAATATATGATACGCATATTAAGGGCCATTATAACGTCATAGCTATTTTTGATGACAGGCCCCAGGTAATACGTGAATGTTGGTATGCACTGGGCTATCGGGATAGAGTGTTTAATGTTGGGGATATGAAGGAATTTTAATAAAGGATAACTATATGAATATAAACAAGTTAGTAGAATTAGTTCGTAAGATGAATAAAAAAGAATACCTGGAAGATGATGCTATCTTTGGAACCATCGAAGACTCGATTTTATTTGATCCTGAAGCCCTTAAGGAATATTTAAAAGCTGTTTATAATTTAGATCCTAGTGGAATAAATCAGGAAAACTACTGGACTATGTGGCTTTGCGGTATCGAACTGGGCTACAAATGGTCGCAAAAAGAAAAGGAAGGTAAGTAGCTTATGTTTCTTAGGATTGGACGATATATTATCCGTTGGGATCGGGTAATTCAGATTTTGTTTCGTGACGACCATGCGATTATCTGGCTGGTAAACGAAACTGGTAGTCCCATTCAATGGCGGGTAGATGAAGAAGACTTTAAAGCCCTGTCATGGTTCTTTGATACCTTCGGCGCACAGTTCCAGGTTAATAACGTTACGGACGCCTATAAGAACCGGGAAGAGGTTGAAAGGCAGTTAGCCCTTATGAAAGAGGCAGCGAAGGCACAGGCGGGAGCTAATAAGCAGGAAGGGCCTAGTAATTTTAACTCCTCCATGCCTTTTAAACCCCGTCAGAAGGTTCAAAGTATCAAACGTGACGAAGTACTATTAGATGAAACGGAGAATACAACAAATGTCGAATAATATCATGGATCAATTTACCCCGGAAGAGTTTAATAAACTGGGGTTGGAATTTTTCAAAGATGAAAACATGCCTAATGTGCAAGAATACACAAATAGGGTTGCGAAGAATCTTACTTTGCAAAAAGAACTTATTACCTACAGTCGCATAATTATTGAGGCTTTAGGCAGTCGAACGGTCGGAAGTAAGCCGGATATCCTTATGGGTATTGGGTTTGGGTTGGGAATTGCGTTTGCAGATCAGCTAACAAAACTTGTATCCAAAGCGGAGGCGTAGCGTGAGCGAAGACGTAGCGCTTATACATTATATACTTATAAATAGTTATAAATAGTACACTTATAAAGTGTACTATCGAGCGCAATACTATCACGATAATATATATATAGGAAAGGGTGGTAAGAAATGGGAATGGTTGATGGGATTAGGGTACAGAAGAACAAAACGTATGATGTGCAATTGGGTTCTAGGGTCGTTAAAGCTACGGTGACTAGGATAACTGGAAATAGTATCGAGTGGGAAAGGGTTGGTCCGTTTATGGGTGAAATTCTTGAGTACTCGGACGACTACCGGGAGTTTAGAAACCGTTTACTTGGTGCCAGGGAAGTTGAGAAGGACTTACCGGAGTGTTGGATATAAAATGAACCCACCGATTCATATTCAAAAAGGTAAAAAATACCCAGTTGCTTTTGCGGGAAAGATCATTAGAGGCTAAAGTATTATGGAAGCAGAGGTAATCTCAAAAAACTTGGATGAGGTTTGGATATGATTGTATCCGCCAAAGTCCAGGTAAGTAACCTTACTCCCCTTACTAAACCGGGCCACTATGGGTTCAATTTGTACTTGACTTTTGACGAAAAGGGTAGTATACTTGTCAAAGGAATGAGGATAGTGGGCGGCTACATTTCCTGTCCTGCTAGGCCCACGGGAAAGAAGTGGTACAGTGTGGTGGAGTTGAACGAGGATATGGCAAGACTTGTGTACTTGGAAGTCGTGGCTAAGATAGCGCGACAGGGTTTATCCGTCACTCTTAAGGACTTTCCACAGGCTTTTAGTACGTTGTTGAAGGATAGCGATTTAAAGACATGGGGGATAGAATTATAAATGTTACAAGAACTTAATGATTACAATTGGGCGGAAGTTTTTGGAGAGGGTGAGGGTGGTAACTGTACTCCTATTATTCCGAACCGACTTGTGACCGATACCAAAACGCCTATTACAACATTTTCACGGGAGGATGTTGTTAAGATTTATGGCATGGTAGAAGGCGAACATGACGGGCCAGATTGGGTAGTGTATGGAAAGCTTAAAGATGGTCGATACTTTGTTGCCCGTGGAGGATGTGATTATACTGGGTGGGATTGTCAGGCTAGTAATAGTGGGGATGTTGCGAGTACAAAGAATAGTCTTATTCGTTATGGTATGTCGGAAAATGAAAGGGAAAGGTTTGGTCTTACGTTAGAGGATTAATAATGCTTAATCAATATCGAGTTACGTTTCAGGTTACCGGAGAGTTTAGCGAAGTTGTAAACGCTCTTTCCGCAGATCAGGCTATTAAGAACGCACAAGAGTTTGTGGAAGAGACATACGCTGTACGATGGCCGGTTCAGGATATTCAAGTGGTTAAAGTGGAGCAAGAATAGGGGATAATAGTAGCAGGGAGTGTTGTATGGCTACTATTAAACCGTCTCATGTTGGTAAGTTGCACAGGGCGTTAGGGATACCTGAAGGTAAACCTATTCCTTGGGCACAAAAAGTAAAAGCCGCAAATAGTAAGAATCCAAAAATGGCTAAGATGGGTCAGTTTGCGGTCAATTTTGGTAAAAAGGGAAAATAAGGGGTGTATGATTAAGACTAATCAACAATATGACTTGACGAAGTATCAAATTGGGCTTTTCTCAAAGGCTATCGAGAAGCTGTATAACAAGATTAAATTGGAACAGGCTTCCTTGGATGGGATGAAGGGACAACTTGAGATCCTGAAGCTTGAAGCCGACGAATGGGAAAGAAATAATCCAACAGAGTGATTACGGACTTTAAAGGAACCGCTTTGGAGGGGGGACCCACTAGTTCCATTCGTCAAATCGAAGCCCCACGTATTGTAGTCCCTGAGTTCAAGATACATTTAAACTCATTCCGTATCTTGACTAGGGAAATGAGGGGTTGGCCGGGGAAGAAGCTACGTTTTACCATTACGTGGCGTGTTGACATACCTCCGGTTAACCCCGAGTTAGGGGACAGGGCCGAGGAATTGGGGATGGATATTGAAGGGTGTTTGGCGCGAGTAACTACTAACGGGGAATTGGTTTGGTGTACGCCACAGGCTAGAAATGGACATTATTACGCGAATATCGTGTGGGCGTCACCGGATCTTTATAAACGTGTACAAAGGGCTATAGCCGGAAGTAAATACGTGAAATTAATATATACTCCGCACCCTAGTCCTAGTATCGATCCAAAGACCCTAGATCCAGATATTCCTGCGGAGATAGAAGCGTAATGGCTAATACTTGGATTATATCCGATACCCACTTTGGACATTCAAATATTATCGAGTATTGTAAGCGCCCTTTCAAAGACGCCGATCATATGGATGCGGTAATGATTAAGCGTTGGCAGGCACGAGTTAGACCGTGGGATACTGTTTATCACCTAGGGGATGTGATGTTAACGGCTCGTAAGACTGATGAAGAGTTACGACAGTTTATAGATCAACTACCGGGTAAGAAGATTCTGATATTGGGTAACCATGATAAATCTGCGGAAAGAATGATGGATTTTGGTTTTACCCATGCGGTCGAAAGTGCCGTGGTTTCAGTACCGGGTTTTAGTGGAATGCGGGTGGTTCTGAATCATTACCCTTTAACCTTTAAGCCTCTATCGTTTAGCCGCGACGGAATACCCCCTGACTATGTGTTGCATGGACACATACACAATTCGACGGAGGAAATGAGGCGGGAAATTCATGAAAAGAATGAACTTGTTCACATACCATCGTTTAACATAAACTGCTGTGTTGAAATGTGGAATTACGAACCTTGTACGATTCAGCATATTATTAAAAAACATAAATATTTTGAAAAGGGCCTATGAGTTGTATACACCTATACTACGATAAGAAATTAATTAACGACTTTAAGCGTAAGGCTCAGGACTCACATAAAGAAGTACTTGCTTACATGTGTGGTACCGTGGATAAGTTTAAGAAGGGAAAGAAAGTTAGAATAACTATAGAAGAACTTACGTATCCTAAAGTTACTTCTAGCGATAGTCATGTACAGGATGTCGGGGGAGTTTCGTATCCAAAGCGGTTTATAGGTTCCCTTCATAGCCACCCGTACGATACGCATCAGTATGTAAGTAAAGCGGATATTGAGTCCGCACAGTATGATGGAGGTTTAATATTTGGGATCTATACATGTGGAGAAAAGAACTTAAGTAGGCTTGACTTTTACGTAACTCCGCAGTATACTATACTTACACATGCCTTATGAAAATTGAATATATTGGTTATATCTTTGCATTCCTTACTGTTGCTCTGGTGGCTTTTCAATTGAAAGATGCAGCAGTGTTAAGTGGTGTATTCACTTTTTTCTTTTTAATAGCAAAGTTTCTTTAAATGGATATGCAAATAAATGCCTTTCGATAAAGAACTAGATAGCGTGCGTCCTTTGGAAGTCGTAGAAGGTGAACAGGCCCTAGCCACTACTGTTAGCGGCGTAGAAGTCACTCTGGATACCTCTACCGATAGCGAAGCCCGTAAACAGGCCCGTAAGTTCGTAGACCTAGTGAAGAGTGGAGAGAAACCCGGTATAGCGGCTGAAAGAGTGGGAACTACATTAAAAAGAATTAATAGTAGTCAGGAAATGAAAGCCGCCGTAGAAGCCCTTTTAGAAGGGGCCACGTTAGATAAGAAAATACGCCAAATGATGGTTAAAGCGGGTCTTAATAAGGTCTTTATGGAAGGTGTAGCAAGTGAAAGTGTAAAGGAACGTAAACTAGCGTTGGAAGCGGCAAAGTTAATAAGTGCGGATGAGAATATGGCGGTACCTACTGATAGTAGTATTACTATCAATTTGAGTCCGGAGTTACAGGGTCGGATTAAGGATATTTCATTACCCGGATTGGAGTTTCCAAATGAAGAAAAGACTGAAAATTAATGTCGATTTTCTATTGCAACCAATGCAGTACGAGACTGACGACCAGATGTTTAAAAGATTGGAAGGGGATTTGGAAAGGCTAAAGAACTTTGTTGAGGAATACTTTTCCCTGGATAGCGGGAAGGTGATTATAGAATTAGAGGATAGGGATGCCGAAGTTTAAAACTCTTTCCCCCGGACCTGAAGAGGTTCATTTTCAAGAGTACCAGTTTGATGAGTACTTAGGCGTTAGTCCCGGTATTACGAAGGGTTTAGACTTGACAAAACAGGAAAGTCATGATACAATTACAAGTACAGTTTGTCGAGAACTTAAATTAATTTTCGACAGTGTACGACAGGAAAAAAGAGAGTTCGCGAAACTGCGAAAGTGGATACAGGAAAGTGAAAGTTAAAATCCCCGAGTTTGAAGCTGTATGGCCCCTTATAGACCAAACGAAAGTTGAAGAAGCTCTGTGGTCACCTAAACGGGATGGTAGAAAGCCTACCTACAGTCTGGACGAGGTAAATAATATCTACGAGATGCTAGAGAATGCTTGTAGACATTGGTTACCACGAGACTTAGTGGAGTTAAAAATTGAGGAAGTAGAAGGTCTGTATCAAGATGAAATAGGGATTAAGGGATATATAGATGTCTTAGGTACTATGAACGGTACTATAAAGCCCTTCGATGCTTATAAAAATAAACGAATTATTATCGATTGGAAAACCCGAGACGGAGAGTTAGACCAGCGATGGCGGGATAGGCTTATTGATTCATGGCAGTGGAAGATATACGCCAGTCTTACCGGAGCCAGTGTTATTAGTTACCGGGGTGTAAGCAGTAGGTGTTACGATGATGGATGCGCTACAAAAGAGATACTTCTTGGAGTCCACGATACTTGTGTCAAAGAAACATTTGACTATATCCGTGGCGTTCAATTACAAAGACAAGCGCTAGTTAATGTTGGTATGGACATTTGGCCTCGTAATATGCCCGATGCTTGTTTCAAGTATAGTTACGAATGCCCCTTCAAGTACGATTGTGACCATTACACAATGCCCCGGTACGTACCTAAGTCGGATAGGGAAATGAGTTACACGTCCTTGGGTCAGTTTCAACGTTGCCCTGAGTTTGCGCGTCGTATGGAAAATGCCCCAGAAGCCGATGATACGGATACATCCAATAAGGGTGACGCGTTTCATAAGTGTATTGCGGAAGTCTACCGGCAAGCCTCTAAGATTAAGGTTTATTAATGTCATTTGACGATAATCTAAAGAACATTATTGCCTGGAATGTGGCCGCTTTTAAGTATCTACTTGAATGGGTTGGTACTTTCCCTCCTACCCGTGAAAACTTATTCTTATTCCAAATGCTTAAGGTTGGATTGAACCAAAATTATTATCTTCAGAAGTTATTCGATAATATGGTCTTTGTACCCGAAGACGGACAGACCCAGGAAGCAAGGGAAGAGTATGAGCAGGAAATAGAAAAAGCCATAACGCAGGATAACCAGATCCTAGACAGTGAGTATCAAGGTAAGTGGAAAGATATCAAAGAGTTAGAACGTATATATAATCTTACGAAGGATGAAAATGGAACAACAGGTACAAGCGAAACCGTCAGTGGTTGGTACGAAAGACTCTACGGAGCAGGGGGGAGTAAAGGTCCTGGTGAGTCCCCGACAAAAGAAGGTGATTCGGGGAAATGATTTATCCGAGACTCCAGTAAAGCTATTTTTCTTTGGTCCGTGGGGTAGTGGTAAGACGTATACGGCGGTTGATCTGCTACGGGCCGGTTATAAGATTGTAATGTTGGTTACTGATATTGGAGGAAGCGGCAGTAACTCTATCCGTCTGGCCCTACGTAAAGCTGGACAAGAAGAACTATTAAACAATTTTGTCGAGATTGTTTTGGACGACGAGGAAGAAGTAGAGAAATTTATTTACTCACCGACTGTCTATATGCCCGATATCTATGACTTCGACCCTGACTTCCTTTTTTGGGATGGGTTTGGTTCATGGCAACAGGTATATCTGTCAGAGAAGATCGGTAGCATGGCGCATGGATCAGATAAGCGGGAGTTGCCCGAAGCCGTAGAAGAGGGATTGCAATTTGAAACGGCCCAGTGGGGACAGTTACGTAACGCCACGTTTAGGCGTTTACACAAATTCTGTACCATGCGTAATACTAAGACGGGTAAGGTATGGCACAAGATTCTAACGGCCCAGGAAGGCGTGAAGTCTAAGTCTAGTGGGCCTAACCAAAGTGAACTAGTAGAAACGCATATCCCCCTACTTCAAGGTGCCGGTGGTAAGCTTGCTGGTGGGGCGTTCGACCTTATTATCCGTACCGTGGAGAAGGTGGATAAAGACGGCGGTAAGACTACACGTAAGTATGTGTATGAAATTAAAGGGGATAATGCCATGTCTAAAAACCGTGGATTCGATCTTCCTAATGTCTTGCCTGCCGATATGGGTAAGTTGTGGGAGATGATTAGTGACCAGTTAGGACTTAAAAAGAAAGAGAAAGGACAATGAAAGAATTAAAAGAACTTAATATTGATTTTGAAAAGATTCAAAAAGGCGAGTTTGCCTCCCTTTTAAACGATTTTACTAATGGTAAGAGTGGGATGGACTTTGTGCAAAGTATCTATGATAACTTGCAGGAAATTACACAACACCCTTACATTGCATTGTATTTGGGTATGGTGCCAAAAGAAAAAGTTTTGGGTATTGGTATTCATATGGGATTGTTGCTTGCGCGTATTCGAGATCAAAGGTCTGCGGCAGCGGCGGTTCCTACAGCGGATAGGGTTAATTAACCCTTGACAATTACCATAACTTGTGTTATGCTAAAGGAAATTAAAAACTATGACTGAACAAATTTCAACATTTAATCCTACTGAAGCCTCTCCCAAGCCGACACTTCATTGTGTTGGTCAGGTGGGGACAATTGAAGAACCGCGTATGACAGAAGGGGACAAGTACGTTAATATTCCGATTAATCTTGATGCCCTTGAGACTGGACGGAGTACGAAAGTGTACTTTTTGTATCGTCCTGAGTGGTTGACTAAGGGTTTCCGGCCTCATACCTTGAAGCTGGATGACCGTGGCGCGTACTTTGTGTATAGTAAGAATATTGCGGCTGAGGATAGTTTCTCTTTGCTGCGTGGTATTGCGGGAAGTAAAGAAGCGTTTAACCAATTGGCTAATATCCTTCTTAACCTGGACGTTGACGCCGCTACTGGTGGCCCGACTATGGAAGATGTGCGACAGGCTCTTATTGAGTTTGTTGAGAATAACGTGGACGATGAGGGACAGAAGGTTCTGATTGGTTACACGTTGCAACAACAGCAGAAAGACACGGGAGAGGTTGATCCTGAGACGGGTAAGAAGATTTACTCCCGGACGAGTAACTATAACCTGCATAAGAAGACGCCTTTCTGGGATGTTACTAAGGAGGGCTTGGAACGGAAGCGTAAGAATGCGGAGAATAGTGCCGTGTTTGAAGAGACGGGTAAGAAGAAGGTGCAGTTTTGCTACAGTAGTCAGGTGCCTTTCTAGCAAGGGTTGGTTGTTAGTGTTGTGGTGGGGTCGGGACATTAAGAACCCCGGCCCTTTATTTTTATGTCTCCTAAAAAGAAACAATACCTGAAATATACCTCTTCCGTATGGAAGATAATTGGAAAGCTCCTAATAAATGGGTTTATTGTCCAAAATGTAAGCAATACAAAGATAGATTCTATATTACGACTAAACAGATTTACCCCTGTGTTAGTGGGCCTTTAAATGGTTCTGAAAGTGAAGATAATGAAGTTGTTAGAGAAATGGGTTATGAATTATTTAATCCTAGTTATTCAGGAAGATGTATATTAGTTTACACAAAAGATATTATTAATGAATAACTTACCCCCTATCCTAGTAGCTTCTCGTGCTCCATGGGCTTCTAGTGGGGTGGGTAGTAAGCCGGTCGAATGCGATACGTGTTTATTTAACCCATACTCCTATGGCTTTGTACCAGACTTCGTTGGTAGTAATGCAAAAATTGCTATCATGTTTTCCTATCCTGAAAAGGACGATGCTAACGAACGGGAAGCTATGGCAAGTGATATGGGGAAGTTTATCCTTCGTACTTATGTGTATCCGGCAGGTATCAAGAAGGACGAGTTATTGATAACGTACTTATTGCGGTGCGTGCCAAAGTGGAATAGTAAGTTGAAGAAGCCTAACTATCCCACCGGACGTACCAGGGATAACGCGGAAGTATCATGCCGAGTGTTTGATAATTCACACGGAGAGGAGGGCAAATTGGTTTCAGGGGGTTTAAGGAAATTTAATCCTAACATATGCTTCATTACCTTTAACCCCCGAGAAGTCTTCAGAGTACCGGCGTATCATAGACAATTGCAGGTGGATTTTAAGAAAGCTTTGGAGTTGAGTAAACAAGGTATGAGACCCTTAGTCCTGTGTGGCAATGAGCCGGGAGAGCTATTCGCACCTTGGATTAAAGGAAAGGGTAGTGCAAAGGCGTGGCGTGGGCACTTTTGGGAAATGGATTATAAGTATGGTGAGTTTAGGAATGAGGGGTTCATACCGGCGTAAATGGCGTTTCCAATGAATAATGAAGATTGGATTTATGAACAGCTTCAAAACCAACAACAAGCTGCTCAACAGTTTGCGAGTCAGGCGGGTTTACAAGCTTATAGTGGTCTAGGATTGGGATTAGGAAATGCTGCGTATTCATGCGCCGTATCTCCTCAAGGTCCGACAAATGCGTATCCCATTCGTAAAGGTACTGAAATTAAATTAAATTTCAAAGAGTCCGATTTAAAGAAAAAGAAAGGAAAATCAATGATTAAGCAATTTCAAGACTATATTTCTGAACACAAGGATATCGTGTTTAGTGTTCTTCTTCTGTTCCTTTGTGACAAGGTGTTTTTGAATGGTGCCTTGCAGGAGAAGCTGGCAAGTTTTGTGCATAAGCTTGTCGAAGGAATGGAAAAGAGGGTTAGTCCAACTGAGGGAAAGTAACGTGAAGAATCTGGGATTTTTAGCCGGTCTTTTATTGGGCTGGCTAATGGGTGGCGGGAAGATTATATTGCACGTAGTCTATCTGGCTATTATCCTTATTCTTATACTTACTCGACACTAATCATGTATAAGACTTATCTCGACCGTATTGAAGCAGAAACTAAAAGAGCCGTAGCACTTCATGGTGAATTTAGTAGTTTGCATGAGGCTTATGCCGTAATGCTTGAAGAGTTGGATGAAATTTGGGAGATTGTACGGGAAAAACGCGAGAATAGATCATCGGTAGAATTAGAAACAGAATTTATCCAACTTGCGGCTATGTGTTATAAGGCGTTACATTCGTTAAATAAATTTGTAGGACCCCTGGAACCCAGAATGACAGATACTAAAATTATTCAAGTTATTTCTCACGAGGGGTTGCTTTTTGCTCTGGACGATAGTGGTAATTTTTACAAAAAAGCATATGATACTAATGGTAGTGAATATTGGGAAATATATATTGGATTTGAAGACAAAGACCCTGTATGAAACTTCCTAAGTACTTACGTCGTGCGTTAGAGCAGGAGACCCGTAAGGACATATTCCAAAGGGCGGTAGACCAAGGTTTCGAAGCCTGGGAAGACGGGGAACAGATTGAAATGTTGGATGGTACGGTATATGAAGTTCAAAAAGATGGTTCTTGGCGTAATGTTACTCTTACTACCGGCCCTTCCAACAAACGAACAAGAAACGTACTTGACCGTCGAATTAGAACTCATACAACACCTTCAGACCCATTTTTTGAAGGCCATAGGATGTTACCGGATAGGCGTAGATAGTGACGTTGTTACGCGGGAACTGACTAAAGATGACTGCGGGAAGCCAAAAGAGCAGGATTATAGAGAATGGATGAAGGCACAGGAAGCAGCGAAGAAACTGTTCCAATTACGGGAGAAGTAGTTTGTCCTGATTGTAACGGAATGGGAGATATTTACAATTACGCGGACAAAGTATGGGAAACGTGTGTTTGTTGTGCAGGTACAGGATTCCTATTTGAAGAAGGTTATGGATGGGGCGTATAGGTACTCGTGTCTCGTAAGTCACAAATAGTACTACCCGGTAATGACTCAGTACAAACGGGCTTATTTACTTCGAGTACTAAGGAAAAGTATTACCCTAAAGTCTATCGAGATGAGGGTAATTATTGGCGTATTGTAGAACAGGGTATTAAGGAAGGTTATCTTGGACTTGATTTTGAATTTCCAGAAACATATCGCGCTTCCGTTGTTGGAGTGGCTAGCAAAGGCCAGTGCTGTGCTATCCCGGCAACTACAAATATTACATCTAAAACAATCCTACCTTGTCTGGAAAAAGGAATCAAACTTGTTGGCCACAGTGTCATCGGAGCAGAACAAAAAGTAATTAAAGTCACATGCGGGATTGACACCCCCTTATCCCTATACGATGACTCCATGCTACGGCACTATCTCCTAAATGCGGACTTAGCAAAAGCACCCGACAAGACAGAAGCCGATGATGCAGGGGCATTGGGCTTTATGGGTCTGTGGACAGCAGCTAGTATGGTTCTGTTATGGCCTAACTGGAAACAGTGCCAAGGAATGGACTGTGAACAAACCATCTGTCCCACTCATGACGTATTAGGCTATTGCGCTGTGGATGCAGCCGCCTCTCTTGAAGCTAACTACTTGCAAATAAAGGACTTACAAAAGTGGAAAGTACCGGATAAACTTTATCAGGAACTTAAAGAACTAACCTATATCGCCCAATGTATGCAGGAGCAGGGGGTACGGGTTAATATGCAGTTCGTTAAGGAAATGGAGAAGAAGGCCGGGGAGTACAAGTCTTCACTTTTTGACGAAAGTAAAGAATTTAATCCCCGTGCTCCGTCTCAGGTTGTCGAGTGGTTTAAGAAAAACGGTATTCAGTTAGCCGGTAATGATAAAGTATCTATTCGCCGTTCCCTGGAGAAGACTGCGGAGAAGTACGGATACTCGACCCATGACGAAACAGGTAAGTTTAGTCTGGAAGCCTTGGAACTATCTGCTACCCTTCCTAAAGAACTTGACGCCCTATACCGTCTATATGAATACAAAAGTGCAGGAAAAGGTTTGGACCCTTGGTTTGGTGACAAATATATTAAGAATGACTGCTATATTCACCCGCGTTTTATTACTATCGGTGCTAGTACTAGTCGTTGGAGCAGCAGCCGTCCAAACTTTACCAATATACCTGCTAGGGGGTTTGGTTCGCTGGTTAAGGCCGCAATAGTTCCGCGTGATCCTTCCTTAGACCTTATCCATGCAGATAGTAGTAATTTGGAACTTAGAGTCTGCATATACCTTGCCGGTTACGACCCTTCCGAGATATTACCCGGTGACCCCTTTACGTGGCTTGTCGAAAATAGTAATGGAGCTTTTGAAGAGATTGCCCGTATCAATAACGACACTCCACGAGGGGTAGCTAAGACCGTATCCCATGCGAGTAATTATCTTGAGGGTATAAAAATTCTATATCCCAGGGACCTGATTAACCCTTTTTATAAGAAACAGATAGACGCGGGAGCCTTGTATGTCTATAGAGATTGGGAATATTGTGGTGGGGTGGTGGCATTTACCGGAGCAAACCTTGCCGAGCGTATTTTTGGTAACAAGACGCTTGAATCACGGAAGCGAGCGCTTGCCATTACGGAAGAGGTATATTTCAAGCGATTGCCTATGCTTAGAAATTGGCATAGGAAAATACTCCATGAAATTGAAAATAAAAAATATATCCAGTATCCCACAGGTCACTTCTTAAGACTATACGGTAACCCTACCGATAACGCGAAGATGGGGGCGGCAGCTTATGGGCAGGGAGTAGGAGCGCATTACGTACAAGGGCAAGTGTTGAGGTTTTACCGGGAGACGGGTAAGATTCCATTAATGTTTGTTCATGATTCCCTGGATTTTGAGATACCTAGGACCTGGACGCCTGAGGAAGCTAAAGATTTCATTAAACTTATGGGCGAAGAAAATGACAGGTTGCCGGGTTTCAAATGCCCATATAAAGCGGCTAGGGGACAGTGCGGGTTGGAGTTTGACGAGAAGAAAAAAGAAACCCATATCCCAGGAGCAATGATAAAGATATAGGCTTGACAAATACTGTAATTCGTGTTATACTCTTTAATATTACACTTTAAATAACCCCTCCCGGATAACCCCTCCTCAAGGTAGCTAGGCTACACAAGTAAAAATAAAAGGTACTTTTTATGGCTGATGCCACTATATACGATGACAAGGCGTTAATTCCTTTCCTAGCAGACCAGATAGCCAGTCAGGACGCTTTACTTACTTTCGTGGTTGAGTGTATCCGAACGTCCGAAACTTACGACATATTTAGGACAAAAGTTATTGATAACTTATCCGAAGTAAAGATCGTTACATCTATCAACTTGGACGAGTGGATTAAAGGACAAAAAGAAGGCTACATTGCGTCTGTGAAGTATGACGGAAATATCGACTACTTACGTCAAGACGACGGATTACCTCAGATATTTGCAACACCAGAAGACGCATTCAAAGCCAAGGGAGATGCTGAATTGATTCGTATTATCAACTTACGTGAAGAGTATGAAAAAAGAAATTAATCCAAAAAATAAAACATACTCGCAGCAAGAGATTGGAATAGCTCTTAACAATGCCCTAGTAGCTAGTATGGGCGCACAGGGGTTAGTTGGATTAGATGAGCGTAGACGGCGGAAGATTCGAAGCTACACGGCGGCTATTATTGAAGTCTTATGTGATTACCGGAAAAAAGACGATCTTACCTCGGAAGAGGTTGTCGTGGTCCTTACCGGAGCCGCCCTATTCGCTCAAGTCCTACTAGTGGCTAAAGGTGGATTAAAGAAGTTGGCCGCATATGAGGATCTTGCAAAACGAGTCATTGAGGATATGGAAAAGTAAATGAAAAAATTCGTTGCATTATATGACATGCATTTTGGTTGGGAGAGGGGTTTAGTTAAGGGTAAGTGGGTCGAGAAACTGGCGTGTAATATCAAGGCGATTGGGGTTGTTAAGAAGTTCATTAATGACTTCAAGCCGGATATTCTGATATTGGGTGGAGATCAACTTAATTGCGGTCCTGTGTCTCATTGGCACCAGGGGAAACCTATCCTATCCGAGAAGTTCCGTTTAAAGGATGAAATGGATCAGTTGAACCAAGTTATCCTTAAACCTTATGACAATATTCCTAAGAAGATTTGGCTAGATGGAAACCACGAAGCTTGGATTACAGATTTTATCTCAGCTAACCCCGGTATTCAAGGGTTAGTAGAACCTGTTAACTATCTTAACTTAGAGAAACGTGGATGGGATATTTATTCCCAGGGTGAAGTAGCCCGAGTAGGAAAGCTTAACTTTGTCCATGGAGATGTGGTTCTACGACAAGCAAGTACCG